CACCGTCGCTGGCAAGTGCGCGATGGACCGCGATGGCGATCTGATCGCCGATCGACAGCGGAAGACTGCCCCAAGGTGACGGCATCGGGTTACGCCACCTTTCCATTGAGGATGTAGCCGGTCGCCGCATCCCTGATCGCGCGCTCCAACTCCGGGTTGCGGGTCATGTGAGGACGACGAGGTAGGCGGAGTCCACGGCGCAACGTCGATTCCTTGAGCCAGACGCCGAAGTCCAGCCCAAGCCGCCAGAACATGGCCCACCGGCGAGTCCATCCAGGACCACGGCTCCGCGAACGTAATCCACCACCAGCGCGCTTCCTTGGTTTGATAACAAGCGGAGTCAGGCTGATCGTGGCGCCGGACCCGCCGCGGTGGAACGGACCGTAGCTGCTGACTGCGCCGACGACGATCTGCCGAGCCGTGATGCGCTCGATCGCGCCCGGACCACCCATCAATGCGCCGTAGTAGGCGCCGGACGCGCGGAGAGGGTTGCGAGAGCGCGCACGACGGCCGAAATCATGCGTTCGCGCCCAGGATCGCCGGCCACCGGAAGGTGTTAGCCAAAAACGTCCGGTGAACTCGCGTCGTACACTTGATCGGATCAGTGTGACGACGCGGCGGCCGAGTGGACCGACGAATGGCTGTTCCAGACGGCGACGCATTGGCGTGAGCGACTTGGTAAGCGCCGCGCGGTTGAAGCGCAGACTGACAGAGGCGATTGCGGCAGTGGCCACGTGTTATCGTCCGTACAGTAGTACCGTGAAGAGACGTCGTGAGAGGTTCTTGCTGCCAGTGGCTACGAAGGCAAACCGGCCAGCACGCGGCTCGGCACCGATTGCAACCGACTTGTTAACGCCAAGTAATTCCTCCTCGCCGCTGCGAATCCTGTTGAGCCAGTCGATTGCGTCGTCGATTGCCTTGCGGATACCAACCGGCTCGTCCACCACCCCTTGGCGTAATGGACGAGCTGCCAAGGCGCAATTGTGGACGGTCAGAAGGTCGGCAAGCTCGCCAGCCGGCGCGGGGGTCAGTGGCAGCGCATAGCCGGCCTGCGCAAAGACCGAGTTCATGCTGGCGGCGCCGGCGTTGAGCAATTTGGTGATGAACGACTCTTGTTCGGCCGGATCGACGGAGATCATTCCTACAAGGCGCGATGCCCCGATGAAATCGCGGAAGTCGTCGATCGTTGCGTAGGCCACCGGACGAGCGCTTTCGTCTTTCGTACCGTTTGTTGTTTGTTACTGTTGTTTAGCGCCGCTTCGTAGGCGCCGGCTTACGAGTGGAAGGGCGCGCTGGTGGTTGCTCGTCCTCCTCCTCGTCTTCGGCTTCGTCTTCGATTTCGTCGCCGGTTTCGCTCACCGGCTTGACCTCGGGCTTGGGCTCCTGAACCTCGACCTCGCCACCGACCAGCGTACCCATCCCGGGATCGGTTTCGTAGTAGTCGCGCGGGATCTCGACGGACGATCCGGCGCGGTAGATTCTCTTGTCGAAAACGACGAAATGGCGGTCGGCAACCTTGATCGTCACGTTGTCACTCATCCAGACCTCCTTCAAGGTTTCAAGCCTTCTTGCGCCTTCTTGCTTCCTTGCTTCTCCCTGCTCGTCTTACGCGCCGTACGGACTCTTGACCAGCCACGCCGCCGACGTTTTGCTGATGCGAAGGAGGTCGTCCATCTCCCACGGATACACCCACGAGCTGTGCCACTCGTCGAAGAAGGGACGCCGCGCCTGGCCATCGCTGTAGACGAAGTGGCCGCCCCACGCGATGCCGCCCGACAGGCTGACGAGATCGGCCGGTGTGCCTGGCACGAAGATGACCGCGTGGTCCGGGAAGAGCTTGGTCGCAGCCGCCTCTCGGGTCGCCTTGCTCAGCGCGTAGAAGCGCTGGACCTCGCCGACGTCGAACCACGCCGCCAGGGCCGCTTCGTTGGGCAGCGTGGCACCCTCGACGAACGCCCGCTTTTCCATCAGGTCGGGATCGTTCTGAGCCGCATCCCAGGAATCACCGAACAACGCCACCTTCATCTCGCGGCGCGTGACGCCGGTGGCCAGTTCGAGTTCCTTGATCGCAGCACGGATGACTGCACGCGACCCGCCGACCGTCTGCCACTCCTGACCGGCGGCTGGCGCAGTGGTCGTTCCGAGGAAGTTGGCGTCGGCGTTGAGGATCGTGGCAACACGCGCAATGCTGTCGTACTCGACGGCGGCACGAGCGGAGAGAACAGCACGGCCGGCCATGTCCCACGGATCGGCGTTTTCGACTTCCCGCTCATCGATGAACGTGCCGAAGGTCCGGCGCTCCGTCTTGGCGGTCTCCTGCGACCAGCCGAAGTCGTCCGTGCGGATCTTGGCGCGCTCACTGCGCCGCGTGTCGTGGCGCACCAGCTCGGAACCGTCCGTCGTCCCGATCTGGAACTGGATGCGCGGCACGCGGACCCGTGGGAATAGGTAGTCAATGACGTTGAGTGCCGGACGGGCGGCGATCTCCGCCAACACGTACGACGTCAACAGAGGATGGACCGGCTGCGCGGCGAGCGACGGATTGTCGGTCATCCGCAACACCTGCCAGCCAGCGCCCATCTGCGGGTCCGAACCGGGAGTTGCGATCGGGAGCATGGGTCGATCTCCTAAGAGTGTGCGAGTGTGCCAGTAGCTATCCGTTTACCGCGTTTACCGCGTCGGGTTGCCCTTGAAATGACTCAGCTTGAAGGTCTGGTCGGCGCCGGTCGTCGGAGTTTCGGCGATACCTGCCACCTCGTTCCCGGCACCGGCGACATGGGTGATGAACTTGCCGTCGTCATCGACCATGACCTCGGCAGCGGCGGCGACTGCGGCACCCGAGATGGCAGTCTGAACACCGCCCGTCATCAGTGTGACCTGTTCGCCGTCTGCCGCGTCCCAGGCGATGACACCGTCGCACCGTTGGCCGGACGCATCGCACTGCTTGACGCCGGTTGCCGTGATCTGGCCGCCGCGGAACTGCGTGACGGCGCCGTCTGCCTCGTAGGAGGTGTTCTCGCCGAGGAGTTTTCCCTTGTCCATCATGGTCGTCTAGCTCCCTTTCGGTCGTCCAGCCATCAGTCGTCCTAGCTGCCCGTTCGTTCTGACGCTTGTTAGCGCCGCGCCGCGAAGAGGTTGGCGCCGGTCGGGTCCATCATGCGAGCCGCAGCCAGGAGACGGAGTGGCGCCTTCTTGACCTCGTCCTCGCCGCCGGCCACCTCGATAGCCGACACCGTGAAGGCTCCCAGCTCGCCGGTCTTCGTCAGCAGCTCAGGCGGAAGGAAGGCCGGCAGCTTCGGCAGCTTTCCCGCTTCGCCGCCGGCCGCCGCCAGTTCCGCCGCGACAGCAGCCTGGCGAACGGAGGGTGGCAGCGCCATCTTCCGAGACAGCGTTGCGAATCGCTTGTCGCGGAGTTCCGCCGAAACCGCCAAGAGCATCGGCAGCTCGCTCTCGGCGTCGGCCGGCGTGATCCGGCCTTCGTTGCAGAGCTGATCCAGCTTTGCCTTGACGTTGGTTTCGAGATGGTCGGTGGCTGCCTTCGCAGTCGCCTCCTGCATCGTCTTGAGAGCGGCGGTGAGCTGTTCGACCTGCGCGGCAAGAGAGGCGACGGCGGAATCGGCGCCTGAGCCACCAGCCGCGGCAGCCGAAGTGGCCGGTGCGGTCGGAGCGGCAGCGGCAGCCTTCGCCTCGTCCTTCACGTTGGCAGCGCCCCCCGCTTCGGCCTTCACGTCCTTTGTGGATGCGGCCGCCTGGTCGGCGCTCTTGGTCTTGTCCTCGCTCGGGTTCATGGCCGTCGTCTCCTCTTCCGTCGTTTCCGTAGCACTGAGTGTTGCACTGAGTTCGGTTTCGGTTGCAGTTTCGCCGGCGCTTGTGTTTGCGTCGATTGTCGCTTTTTCGATTGTCTCGGTCCCGGTTGCAGCAGCTTCAACACCGGCCGCCAATTTCTCGTCATCGTCGGGCTGCGCTTCCGGTCGCCGTACCGAAACCGTTGCCCCTCTCCCAAGTTTCGCCGCCAGCCTGTCCAACGTTCCTTGCAGCGTGTCGATGCGGTCGATCATCTTCCGATCCAGCGCCTCGGCAGCGCCGAAATATCTTCCACGCCCAAAGTTCTCGCGGATGTGCTTCTGGGACACACCACGACCGCGGGCGATCCTCACCCACATGGCGTCCCGGACGGCATCGACACGTGACTGGAGATGAGCCGCGGCCTCGGGACGTAAAGGTTCGAGCGACGTGAACTCGTCCTTATTGACGTCACCAGACGATCGGACGATCGTGAATCTTTCGCCCTTCGCCTTCGCCACCTCGCTCTGATCTACATGCACGCTGATGACAGCCACGCTTCCGACGTCGCTTTCCTCGGAGGCGATCATTCTGTCGGCTTGCGATCCGAGGTAGAAGCCTGCCGACAGTTCTCGCGGATTGGCGATCGACCAGACCGGCTTGCGGTTGCCGCCGCCGTAGCCGTAGATGGTGTCCGCCGCTTCGGGGATGCCGTACACGCTGCCACCTGGCGTGTCGAAATCGAGAACGATGGCGCCGACCGCCGGATCGTTCTGCGCAGCTTTGAAGTCACGGATGAGGTTCTCGACCGGCAGACCTTGTTCGCTGATGCGAAGATGAGACGCACGCTGAACCAAGGTCCCATGCACGCGAATGAGGGCGATACCCTTCGGCGCGACGGCCTCTTGGCGAGGTTTCGAGTTGGCCGACTTGGCCGCCAGGACTTCATCTACTTCGGCCGCGGTCAGGCGCTCGCCGGCTTGGCCCCGCTCGATGATGGCGATGATCTCGTGGAGGGCAGACTCGTCGATCAGCCAGGGCTCGGCCTGGATCGCAGCGAGCAGGCGCGTGTAAGCCCTAGGTTGGATCGTGAGCATGACGGACCACAACCTATTGTGGGGGTGGGCTTGACACGGCAGGCCGTTTGTCCGAGAATCCGAGACACTAGAGAGAAGAACCTGCGGAATGGGAAAGGACGACCCGCGGAGGAAGCCGATGGCCCTAGCGACCGCACCAGCCCGAGCACGAGCACCGCTTGCCGACTATCTAGAGGATCGGCGTGAGGAGCTAGGCTTGACGATTCGCGGCGTAGCAAGCAGGTGCGGGAAGGCGAAGAGCTGGTACGAGAGAATCGCCAGCGGCGGAAGGAAGGGAATCCGCCAGTCGGAGATCAAGCTGTTGGAGAAGGCGTTGCAGGTGCCGGACGGGGAGCTGGTAAGACGCGCGGCGGCGGCGGGGTTCTAAGGGAAACGTAGAGTTTTAGCGCACGACCTTCCTACGTTTTGGTTGCGCCGGTTCGTCAACGCTCTCGTCATCTTCGCCGTCTTCGTCGTCTTCCTTATCATCACTTGGCCTCTTAACTCTCCGACGCAACGGTTGATCCGGATCGCGGCGCTGGAAGTCTACATTCTGATTCTGATTCCCTTCGTCGCCGATCGCCCAGGTCTTCAAATACTCGCTTTCGTCGGCGTCAGGCGGCGCCAACTCGATCCCGTATTCGTCGGCCAATGGTTCGATTGCCACCTTCGCCCCGCCCCTTCTCAGCAACTCCACGTGCTCCGGATTGGATCGCTTGTGCACGCGGAACGAGAAGATCGGCAAATCTTCTGGTTCAATTTCCCCTTCGTTCGCCTCAACGACCAGAGCCAACATTTGGCTGATCGTCGGCTCGATATGGCGGGCCAGCCGTTGCGCATAGGTCAGCTTCGTGCTTTGATGAACGTCGGCCACAGCACGCGAACCAGAATCGCCCACATCACTTGTTAGTGTCTCGCCACGGATTGCCACGACAAACTTCGTCTCGATATAATTCAGCGCCTCCTGCCAGCCTTTCGATGTGGCGATATTCGTCAGTACGTCGTAGTCGAATCCGCCCCTCACAACGAGAATCCCTTGCTCTTCGTACAGGCGGATGACCTCTTTGGCCTCCTGAACGATCGCGGCGAGAGTCGCTGAACCTTGACCCGCGTCGATCTTCCCCTGGCTCAACAGTGGCGACGCGGCACTCGGCAAACTTTCTTTCAGCACCGGCACACCTGATAGTGCGTTGCGCGCCCCACGATAATACCACTCGGAGAACGTCTGCAAAATTCTCCAGGGCACGTACAGATCGCGCAAAAACGCCCGTCCGTATGGCGTGCGCGTTGAGCCGGCACGGAAAATGAGCCAGGCGCGCTCCTCATCAGGCGGAATGACCAGTGGCGGACGATCGCCCCCGGTTCCGGCGAAACGGTTTAATTCAACAAGGCGCGGCGCTGGTTCCGCAGTGAAGGCGTAATCTTCTTGATGTTGTTCTTGGAGTTCGACGATGCCCCACTTCCAGCGTCCATTATGCATGTACGCCTGGGTCTCCCAGGTTGCGCGCATCGGCAGCCAACCCTCGTAAAAGTGGTAGGCGGCGATCTCAAGGAAGTCGGGCAGTGTGGTGACCCGTTGTACGGTCGGCACCATCAACATCTGCAACTGCGCCTTGGCCAGATCGACGAGCTGTTGGGCGCGAGGGCCACGATGACGCGCACCGAAGGAAAGTTGTGTAACCCGCCAACCGAATCCAAGAACGAAGGCGGTGAGCGCGCCGATCGACGAGGAGATGACGTCCGTTGTCTCCCGCATGATACGGTAAGTGCGTTCGTCCTGATATGATGCCAGGCGCCAAAGAACAGGATCGTCACGACGGAGGATGCGTAGGCCGCCGCCGATATCCTGGATGAGATCGAACGGGATGAGCGGTCGGCGCAAAAGTGCCGGCGAGGGGCGCGCGGAATCGGCAGTAGCAAGCTGGGTAGCCATTAGAAGAGTCCAATTGCTGTGACGATGGCACCGGCCAGCATGGCAATGGCAATCAGACGCGCGAAATTGAAGATCAAGCGATCCAGACGATCAGCAGTAATTTGTGGAATCATTCGAGCGATCTTTCCTTGACCTTCAACCATACGGTTGCGTTGAACTCCTGCCCACCTTCTGTATGCAACGTCCAGTTGACCGGGTGTGTCTTCCTGTTGGTTCCACCGCTTAACCGCACGATCGTAACGTTGCCATCAAGCTGACTGTGGTCGGTGGAGATCAGCTCCTCTTCGACGTCGATCGCCGGGATATCCAACTCGTAGCCGGCAGACCCGGCGAGCAGCGGATCAAGCACACCGTTGCGCGTGAGCAAACCTGTCCAATCGACCGCGTAATCGGCCAGGTCGGCGGGGTCTTTTGGCTCCCAGGGCATGGAAGGGGCCTCCTGGTACGGCACCAGTCTACACCAAGTCTACGCCCGGACGCTCGCTGTGCCAGGCTTAGGCAATATAGATGGAACCCTCCGGCCGAGTGGTGATGTGGCGCTGCCCCTCTGCCTCGATCCAGCGGCTGGCCGTGGCTGTGACGATGAACCGGCGCTGGCGGTCGAGGTTCCACGTGATTGTTGCTTCTCCAGTGACGGTCAGCTCTATGCTCTCAGTTGCCGAGATCAACGCCTGCTCTGATAATACGATGCTGACGAAGAGCGGCGCTGTTAGATCCCCGACTGCAATAATCGGCTGATCGACTGCTGACAATGAGCAGAGCATGCCGACGTTTTCTTCTGCGCCTGAAGACATCACGTCGGTTACTGTTGAGGCAACGAACGAGCTTTGTTCATCTATCGCGGCGATCGGCAGAGCATCGGACCCGGAGACAAACACCAAGACACCCGCCACCGGCATTGCATCGAGTGCTGGCGAATCCACGACCGCCACCTGCACCTCAGCGACCTCGTTTTCAAGGATCGAGAGAGTGGCGGCATCCACGATCGAAGAGGCGAGCAGCGCAGCGGCCTGGTCGGCAAGGATCGCGGCTGGTGCATCAGCGACTTCCGCCACGACATCTACTTGAACTAATTCAGAGACACCAAAAGCTGGACCATCCTCGGTCCCAAGCGTAGACGCAAGCGTCGCTACTTCACTGAGATTGCCGATCGCTGTAATATCGGCGGCAGATAGTTCCTGTAAGAGACTGGCCAATTCGATACTCTCGACAGTCGGCGCATCGTTGACAACAGATGCCAACGTGGAGTCTGAAACTTCAATCGCTGCCACTGCCGGCGCATCGGCAACACCCGCTGCAACATCTTCTTGAACCGATTCATCAATGCCAATAGACGGAATGTCTGCAATCGCTAGCGTGGCGGCGAGAGCCGCTGATTCGCTAGCAGAGAGTGCCGGAACATCGGAGGCGGGTAGGCCCACGAAGAGATCAGCCGACTCGTCACTGGTTACGACTGGCGAGTCGTTGACGGTAGACGAAAGTACGAGGCTGGATGCGTCTTCCGTTGCCACTGCTGGTGCATCGAGAGCCGCGAGCCCGGTCTCCGTAGCAACACTCTCGGCGAGGTTGAGGGCTGACGCATCGGCAATGTCTACGGAAGAGACCAGTGTTGTTACTTCGGCCGCCTGAACGTTGGCGCTGTCAGTAAGCGAGGAGGCGACAAGAGAACCCGATGTTTCGACCGCAGCGACTGCCGGTGAATCGTTCCGATTGGACTCCAGAAGCGAGTCCTGGGACTCGACGAGTGCAACTGCCCCGTCGTCCGCTGCTACCAGGACAATCGACAGGTCTACGGCTTCGTCGCCCGCGATGGTCGGCGTATCGGTGGTCGTGAGTCCAGCTTCAATACCGGCCGCCTCGCCGACCGCTACGGCCGCCGCCTCCGCAAGATCAGACGCGAGCAGCGATCCCTGACTCTCGCTTGCCGTGACGGCCGGGGTGTCGGACAGAGCGAGCGCCGCTTCCGTGGCTGTCGTCTCGCTGATCGTCGCGGCCGGTGCGTCACTCGCGGCGATCCCAACATCGAGCACGCCCTGCTCGTCTATCGAGACTGCCGGCAGATCGGTGGCAGTGGCTAGCTGCGCCTGGATAGAGGAACTATCGGATACCGTCGCCGTGGGCGCATCGGCGACCGCGCTAGAAAGGGCGTTGGCGGAGGCATCCTGGACACTTGCGGTAGGCGTGTCGGAGCGCCCAAGCCCTGCCTGAATCGCGCTCGACTCAGAAGTTGAGGCGGTTGGCGCATCGTTCAGAGCAAGCCCGGCCTGGACGGTGGAGCTTTCTGAGATTGAGGCTGTTGGAGTATCGGAGGCACTTACGGGCGTCGAGCTGCTAATCTCATCGAACGCAACGAGGACCGCTGTGTGGTCCCCGGCAGCGCCAAGAGTCGGAGTGTAGGTATCGCCGGTTCCGGTGAAGACCCGCGAGCCGCCAGAGACGGAGACATTCGTGACCGCGCTGCCGCCGGTCGTTCCAGCGCTCGCTGTGTTTGTGTAATCCGCGTCCTCGGTCGAGACGCCGTCGGCCGGCGGGCGCTCAAGACCGATCGCGCCGATGAAGAGATGGGCCGCGTTGGCGAGCCCAGAGAGAGTAACGGAAGGCGCACTTGAGCCGTCGGCATTGACCGCGATCGCGCCGGCAAGCTCGGGTGTATTGCCGGCCCCGATGTCCCAACTCTCGACGTGGATCGCCTTGGCCGCGACGTTCGCCGGCACCGTGAGGACGATGCTCGCACCGGTGCCGATCGTGTTGGCGACCTTGCAAAACCAGACCGAGACCGTCTCCCCGGCCGCCGCCGCGCCGTTGCCATTGCGGGCCTCGATCGCCTTCTGCCAGGTGTTGCCGCCGACGGTGTCGGAGATCTGGTGCTCGGTCCCGCCGCTCGTGATATCGGTCGTCCCGACGTTGTCGGAGGCGCACCGGACGACGAGGATCTTCCCCGCAGCAGCATGAACGCCGTCGCCGACCCTCGAGACCGTAGTGTTAGCGCTGTTCTTGTCGTTGGCGCTGCCGACGAGACCGGATCTAGTCCAAGACACTGGAGGCGCGTCCTAGGTTGGCGAAGCCGCTTTCTCCCAGTGATTAGGCCAGCACCTCGTCGAGCGCGACCAGGTGAAGCGTCCAGTCCATATCGGCGCTCAGCTTTCCCACGTAGGAGACGCCATCCGTCTCAGCGATTCGCCAGTACATGCCGCCGGTGACGTTGGAGCGCGGACTCCCGCCGCTGGTGCCCCCGTGGTAGGGGATGATCCCGCCCCAGGACGGGTCCTCTTCGATGAGCCACTCCTTGGTCGGCCCCTCGAAGCCCAGGTGCATCAGCCAGAGGCGTGGCGCACCTGTCGGCACCGTCAGCGTGACGTTGATGTCCTTGCCGCCCCCGGAGAAGTCCATGGCGCCCGCGGGTGCCGCCTTCATCCCCGACGCGACGGCGAAGACGTCGAGCACGATCATCTTGGCGGCGACGCTCGGTGGGCACGTCAACCGCACCTGTGCGTTGGGGTCGAGGTCCACTTCTCCGATGCGGCTCAGCACGTTGAGCAGCCAGGTGGTCAGGAATAGGCCCTCACCGGGTGCCGCTCCACCGCCGTAGGATTCGGCGAGCAGCGCGTGCGCGTGCAGCGAGCTGTCGTCGATCGTGTGCTCGCCGCCGAGTGCCCCGGCGTTGTCGGAGAGCCCGCTCACGATGAGCACCTGCCCAGGTTCGATGGGGTGGATGGGGTGGACCACGACCGGGAGGTCAGCCGCCTTGTTGACCTCGGCTCCCCTGTAATCGACGCGCTGGAACATGAGTCCCCCTCTCTCTCTTACGCAGCCGTCAACGTGAGTGTGTTTCGGTTGCACATTGACACGTAGGACAATGCTTCTCGACGGCCCGCTGACCGAATGGTTGTCGTGGCGATGTCCACAGCTCTAAGTTCTCTGATCGGTTATCGTCACGCTTGCCGTTTCGATGATGGACGTGCTCAAAGGATCGGAGTAGCCGACCCAATGACTGCTCCATGACGAATCGATGTTGCTTGACATATCCGCGCCCCGGAATCCACTGCTCGATGTAACCGTGAGCATCCTTGTACCAGCCTTTGGCGAGCTTCCTCCTGCCCGCCTGATGACTGCCGGGAGTCTTCGCACAAGTGCCGCATAGACCGAGGATCCGACGCCCTCGTTTCAGATCTGCTCGAATTTGCGCGGCATTGGACTTGAATCCTAAGCCGCAGTTTCGACACATCCGACCGATCATAAGACAATGCCGGCCGAAGTGCATCCCCAAAGCTTGGTCGTCGAACTGGAATGTCTTCAGAACATCCTGCGGGATGTCCTCGGGCCGCAACGGCCGCGGTTGTCTTCCAGGTGCCATGAGCAAAGTGTATCATGGCAACTCCAGATCACGCCGCTGTCAGAGTCAAGGTAGCCGTGAGCTGCCACGACTGCGCGCTCGTCTTGGTCCCCAAGCTCTCGACCTTGCGACTGAACATCGTGCCGGCCGAGGAGGCATTGAACACACCCCACTCCTGCCACGCGAAGTTGGCGTCGCCCGTGGCGAATGTGCTGCGGAAGGTCAGCACGTTCGCAGCGCGCGTCGGGTAGGTGGCGTCCATCGCCTTGCGCAGCTTGTTGGACGCAGCCTGGAGATCGGTGTGCGTCGCAGAGAACGCGGTCGTGCTGTCGCCGACACCGAGGTAGCTGTTGGCGTTGTTGAAGTCCGTCGTGGACTCGCCAAGAAGCATTGCGGCGAGGATGTCTCTTCCGGCGTTCGTGAGGGCCATCGGCTACTTCTCCGGTGCTGCGGCTGAGGCGGCTGTCAATTCCCGATAGCGGCCAACCAGACCGCCCGCGACGATGACCGCGTAGTTCGTCAGCGGCTGCTCGGGATTCAGAATCTCTCCCTGGCACGCTGAGCAGAGAGCGACCTCCTCCATCACCGCGTGAAGGTGACCGAGATTGCATCGCTCCGTTCCGAGAGAGAGGCTGAGGCGGGCCGGCGTCGGCGTCTGGCAGATAACGCACTCGGCCAGAGGTTGGACTTCTGATACCGACGCGGCAGTCTCCATCGTCGTGGCGTCGGCTACGTCACTCGTCTTAGGCATCGGCGATCACCTCGCTCAAGTAGGAGCCGTCGGGTTGAAGGATTTTGCGGACGGTGGGCTGTTCTGCGCCGCCCTCGATGATTTCGACCGGCGCTTTGACCTCGCCTTCTTTCGGCGGGTCGCCGTCGTATTTGGCAAGACTCCAGGATTGGATTTTCGGCCGCAGCGCGCCAGTCTCCTCTACTGCATATCGTCCCGCCATAACCAATCACTCACTTTCACGTTGGTGCGGCCATCTCCAGAGCGCCAGCCCAAGAAGCCAGGGCCGCGCCCACGACGGAGCCGGAAGGTTGAGAGCAAGGCGGATGAGAAAGACGCGCACCGTTGATTACCTGTTGATTACCTGTCGATTTACCCGCCCGCGTTGTACCACTCCATCGACACGGTACACGTTGTTCCCGACACGATGGAGAACGTCGAACCAGCGACGAATCTTCGCCGATCCGGATTCAACGCCGAACCTGAACCGTTTGTCACGTCTGCGGCAGGCACGGCAGCCGCTCCGCCAACTCGCACCCAGAACGAGCAGGCGGCCGATGCGAAATTGGCGACACTATATCCAGTAGGTACGGTGACGGTTTTGGCAGTGTTTGCTGCCAACACACGGGTGTCTACGTAGGTTGCGGCCGGAAGCGTGGATGTTTGGATGTCGCGGAAGACGCGCTGCTGTGCCTCGGCCGGGTGCTGACTGTATAGAAAGACCGGAAGACCGGCACCGAAGAAGACAGCAAGCGCTATCAACAGCAGCGCTATTTTTGGCGATGTTTTGTTGATACAAGCCATGATCGGTTACCAGGTCGCCAGCGTCGCCCGCACCCAGGTATTCGTCGCCACACACACGTACACGAAGCTCGCGTCCCAAACCACTCTTCCTGTCGTGCATGCCGCCGTCGCGCTGGCCGGCGTCACCGAGGTCGTAACATACAGCGAACCCGTAGTCACGGTCGTCCACGTCAGCGTCGGCCCCAAGTTCTCCAGCCGCACCAGCGTCGTAAACGTCGGCAGCGCCACGGGCGACCCGGCGCAGTCGGTCGAGTAGTTTCCAGGGTAAATCATCACGACCCAGGTTGCGGTTGCGCTTCTGGTCTGGGCATCGACATACGTACATGCGGCGTCCGGCTCGGCGAAATCGCCGCCAGACGGCGAAACGGTGCGCACCCTGGCAAAGCCGCCTGTCATCATCCAGTTCCGCTCTTCGGTTGTCGAGTGCGGACGGACGGACGGACGAGAATGTTGCGCGATGACCGGAGCTGGAATCGCCATCCAGACGGAGAGCAGAGCGAGCACAACGGCGGGCAGGAAACGATGGGCGAGGCGGGCCGGGCGGAACGTGGCGCAAGACGGACGGAGGGTCGGACGGGCTGGGTGGTTCGGCGTGGGCAACGTGGCAGACGGCAAGGCGGGCTCCTCTGCGGACTCCTCCGCTATGGGTAGAGGTCTGGCAAGTCGAGGTACACTATAGAGCTGATGACCGGCCGGTGTCAACTAGGAGGGGGCAAGACCCCTCGAAACCGCCGCCGCCACCGCTCAACCCGCCGGGACCCGTTGCGCTGGTGGCGCTGCCACCCGCAGCGCACGACCTCCCGACTCGGTTGCTGGCGCTTCGGCTGGTATTGAGACGGCGAAGAGGACAGACTTCCGCCACCACCACCAGACAAATAGTTTTTAGGAGAGGCACGCTATGGCAAAGCGTAAGATGACCAAAGGCCAGACCGTTCGCGCCCACCGTCAAGGCAAACGGCTGAAGGGCAAACCGGGTATCAAAAAGCCGTTCGCGCTGGCTACGTATCAGGTGAAGAAAGGTCAAAGGGCGGGACGGAAGAAGAAGACCGGCAAATAGAGACAATACGATCGCCAAGGCCGATTCAGTTGTTGCACTCGACGTCGTACTCGACGAATCGGCCATCGGCAGCTCTGTAACCAGCAAGTGTTCTTATCCGGGCGTGGTAACTTCCGTGCTCCGCGCCTTCTCTAAGCTCAAGTTTGTCCACGCTGTCGTTGTTGAATGATCTAGTCTCTATGTGATGCACATGTTCACAGCTAAGTAGGCGTCTTTCAAGTGCATACGACACGACCAACCTAGCACGCCATTGATACCCGCCCCGATTGGCGTACTTGTGTCCTTTTCCTAAAAACACCTTAACTCGGCCACGATCATCGCACGTCTCGTTGCCAAACGCCGGATCGGAAAACGGCGTCTCTTCCAGCCACGGACGGCGCGGACAATTCGGTAATAGGTCGAGATGCGGGATATTGCGAGAGTGCAGAGATAAACGATAACTGCCGCCTGGGTACAGTGGGCGCCACTGAAGATTTGCTGTTGGCAAAGAATGCTGTCCGCTGCTTCTTGCCAATCGTCGCATGACGTACCACAAACGATTTGCCAGCTCAATTGGACGTAAGCTCATTTCAACCGCAACGCCGCTAATCGCGTCCTCGGCCGCACGGTAACCGCCGTTCTTCAGTCGTGCCGAGATTTCTGCCTCGCTGATCGAATCTCCGTACAACGCACGGGCCAAATGCCGATCAACTGGAATGCCAACATCACAGCCGGGCGAAAGCAGATTTTTGTAGAACGCCGTGACTTTCGGACCGCGCAACGTTGTGGGGATGTCTGCGCCATTGACGATGGCCTGTGCGCGCCCTACGTCGCGGCCCGTTCCGCTGATACCGCCGCCGCCGGCACCGTTAATCCCGGCCCGTTCAAATCCGCAGCACAGCGCGATCGCCGAGAGTTGGTTGCCGTTCCAGACGGATCGTGGGCTTAGCGCGGCCACAACCGCCGCGACCTGGTTAACAGTTAACCCCGATACACCAGCAAGCCATCCGACGAATCGGCGCGCTTCGTAGTAGAAAAATCGTGCGGCGGTTTTCTCAACAGGTGAGGCGAATGAGGCGACAGTAAGAAGACGAGAACGAACGGCGGCGCTATTCGACAATTCGGGCATACCGCCTGCTAGACGTCTGCCAAGCACCGACCGCAATGCCAGACATGATATTGGTAGAGCTTGACGTGTTCTCCGTCCGGACCTGGCTCACTGAGCATGTAAGGATGTTGATAGTCTCGATGCCCTAGCTTGCCACAAATCCACTGAGCGATCCGCATACGCCACACGGCATGGCGGCCCCAGATAACCAATCCGACACCGTCTTTCGTATCTGGACAATCGACACATTCAATCCAACCCAAGTGTCCGGTCCATAGATCCGGATCGGCGTACCAGCGGACTTTATGGCCACGAACGAGGTGCCACAGAGCATGTAGCCGTGCGTTGATTGGCAGCCACAACCCCTCACAATGCCACCAGAACCACCATCGAAACCGTTCGATCTTTGTCATCGCCGATTTTGTCACCGATTTTGTCACCGTCCGCCCATCATTTCTCGAAAGATTGCCGTCATCGCGTCCCTAGATCCTACTCCAGTCAGCCCTGTTAAGTCAACCGGCGCCACGAGCCCCGAACCCGGCCCGGAACCACCACGACGGCGCGAATCGTCATCTCTCTCACTGCCTACTATTTCATCGCCAGTATTGACTCCCGCACCGCCGATCCCCGCCGACAGCAATTGTCTGCACATAATCAGCACCCCAGACACCAAATACAGTACCGCCTCGCACGGGTGTGAGTTGCCGTCTTTCTTCGGCGGAACGTGCGCGCGACTTACAACATCCAGGTCCGTTACCCACAACGGCACGTCCCGTTCCCACGCCTTCATCGCGGCAAGAACAAGCGCGCAATCGTACCGATCCACATTCACGTGGAACCGGCCGGCGTCAATCAGGAACTGCGTGTGGCGGATCGCCCAATCACGATTCACAGATGAATTGATGGTATACGGAAGTGGCCACACCGGCACGCCGGCGCTGCGCAGGTTGGTGATCCACGATGATTGGTCACTCTCTTTTGATTTGCCGGCCGGATCGCCAAATTGGATTTTCGGCCCGCGGTAATCTGCCAACATTTCGTGTACGTCGGCCGCAGCCGTTGACCACTGTTCCTGCCGCCACAACCGTGCCGCGTCGAGCCAAATATGAAAATTGCGCGGATTGTCCGTCCAGTCAATCACGGCATTGACGTTTGCCAAGAGCGATGCGCCAGATCCGAAGTCCCATCCGCCGGCCACCTGCCATGCGGCCCGGGCATGTTGTTGGACACGCTGCCATTCTGGGCTGTCCTCATGGTAACCGACAACCTCCGTTCGCAATGATGGAAAGATTTTGATGCCGCTGACCGCGCCCGCCTCGCAGTCATACTCTTGGCGCGCCTGCTCGCCGGTTAATGGACCTTGGGGCAGCTCGCGCGACTTTCTCCACGCGGCATCAAGGTAGGGGTCCGCCTGCCAAGGCATGTCACGGACCTGGTGCGGGAGGAGCTGCGATCGGAGACGTTCGGCCGGATGGGACGGTTGGTCCGGGTTGCCTACAAGCCAAAGCGATTTGCCGACCGACTCCTGCGCCGCCAACAGTGCATCGGCCAGTCGTGGCGGAATGGAATGGAATTCATCAACAAAGAACACCTCGGATCGGCCGCCGCGCTTGGGATCTTCATTTGTTGACGTGCCTTTCAATTGCGCGCCATTGCGCAGGTTGGCGAACGTCATATGTTGATCGAGAACGTTTTTTGTTGGCTCGCGCAGGTGCGGTGGTTGCCACTGATGGATGTAGCGGACCTTCTCAAAAAGGCTATCCCGATCGCCGCGCTTGTCCACCAAATCTTCCACGCGGGAGGCCAACGTTGCTGAGGCACCGTGAAACCGCCAACGGTGGTAGATCAAATGAAGCACTAGCCAGGTGACGCCTTTTTCGCGCGACTTATTGACGAGCGCCACTTCGCCCGCGGCCAGACGCTCAAGTAACCATCGAACCAGTTCAACCTGGCTTGGCCAAAGAATGAATGGACAATCTTGCAGATCGCGCGAGGGCGCCTTCTCCCAGCGAACATATGCCCAATTGTCAATCCAGAACACCGGGTCGGAGGCGCAAAGCAGCCCGTCCGATTCCAGGGCTTTCCGTCGAACGGCGGGATCGGGGATGGAGTAGAGAGACTGGAGGCGACGTGCGCGGCCGATCTTGGCGGCGGCGAGGTGGGATGTGCGAAACGATTCGATGGACGTGTCGGGCGGAGGGGCGAGACGGACAGGAGAGACGATAGCGGTAGCGGCGGCGATGGAACGGGCGGAACGGGTAGAGACGGAGGCGGAGGCGGCGGATTGCATGATGAAGGACTAGGAGACGTCGCCCGGCGGCATCCGATAGCGCCGCGGATACGAGTAGGGCCACAGGACAACGTGCAGCGGCAAGCATGGCACGATGCAAACGTAAATGTGCAGGAAGTCTGTCCATCGCCAAAAGATGCCTACCCTAAGATCGCGCAGCTCAAGATTGATTGAGACTTTGACGCGCGCACCGTCGTAGAGACGGAGAACCCAGGACGGAGCACCACTTTCGTGCGGTCGAATCAGGCGCATGGCGGACTCGTGAACGACTCCAGCTTGAATTCCGTGAACTCGCCGCGCCCACCCATATGAGCAATATGTACAGCGCGCGCAGCGTCCTCCGAATCGTAGACAACAACGGACGTCGGCCACGCCACAACGCACTTGCCGTTTGACAGAACAACGACGTCCGCACGACGTTCGCCGCTACGATAGAGACCATAACAGCGGATGCCGGTGTCTGTGCCACCCTGTGCCGCCGTCACTTTGTCGTCCTCCTTGCCCCTGTTGTGCCGCGGTGCGGTCGTTTCGCCGCCTTCTTCCCGCGCCGACGAATGACGCGCGATTCGCCGATCTTGGGTTTGGGTTTCATCGGGTGGCGCTTCATGGTGTGTTTTCCTGTATCTTTTCCAGCCGCTGGATTTCTCTGTTCACATACCATCTAGCTTTTTTCAGGTCCTCCAGCTCCGCCTCTTTTACCTCTGCCATTGTAGTTACATTGCTATTCCACTTCCTTCCGGCGCGCCACAAGTACTTGATTGCGTTTCCGATGTTGAAATTGTAGTGTTCAGTTATTGTAATGCACTCTACTCCAGACGGATGCCTTGTGTAGTGTGCAGGATGGTTGATAGGATCGTTCATTCTGTTTCTCTGTTTTCTCTATCCCCTCTGTGCGGCACGAACGTATCGCTCCCGGCCACCTTCACCATGTCCAAATATTCGCTCGCCGCCGTCAAGTCTTCCTCCGTCTTCCTCCCGCCTTGCAGCGCTGCCGCCCAATCGATCGGACTGCCGTCCGGGTTGGCGATACGCTCAACAAACATTCCGAGGTGTTTGCCGATCAACGCCAGCGCCTCCGGTTTCGACCATAGCCGCAGCTCCACCTGGTAGCGGTCTAACACTCCTTTGATGGGCGTGTATTTGACCGACTGGACGGCGCGCCATGCAATCTCCGGCGCACCATCGGCCAACTCCAGCTTACCGTTTTTGCCAATGACGAAATGGCGGACATCCGAAAACGCGATAACACCTAGTTCTCGGAGGATCTTATCGACGGTGATTTCCGTCCGCACTTGAATGCGGATACGCGCCGCCTCGATCGCCGCCTGAATACTTCGCAGCGTTAGCCACTTGTCGGCGGTCAAGGGCTTGATCTCGGCCGCAGCAGCAGCCCGGCGGCGATTGCCGGTTGCCACGTATTCCGCTACAAAGATCAATTGCTTATCGTCGAGCCCGTAGTTTTCCGCCAATGACTGTGCCTGTCGTTCGGTGAACGTCATGTATCTGCTAAGTTGCGAATAGGTTACTTGTGTTGCCATGCGCGCTGACTCTCTCTACTTTATTCTTTTACTACTTCCGATTTCTTGACAAACATTACTTTCTTACGTGAACCACCTTTGCGCCCGGACTTCCGGACCGCCGCCTGCTTGCGTGGTGTCTTCGCCCGTCCACCTGCCACGCCCGCCAACATGCGATGGCGCCGCGCATCAAGAGGCAGGAGCACCCCGAGACTATGCGCCAGGCTGTGCGCCCGTTCGCTGACAAGGTCGAGTGCGTCGGCGAGGTCGCGTGCCACCACACCGGATAGTGTACCACGTCACCGTTCGAGGACATAAGATGCCACGAGCGATGGGCGCCGTAGTGTGTAGGTCGCTTCCTAAGCAAACCGTATGCCAGGCTACCACCCGCCTAATCGTTCTCTAAAGTGGACGAGTTGTAAAATCTTTGCCGAGACGTGACTAGGGGCTTGACAGACGCCTAGTGCCGCGAGACAATGGGCGCTGTCGAGACGAGCATGCACCTCATGAGACCAACCCATCCAACCCCTGCCCCTCCGCGCCGGCGGTCTGCATGCCGCCTCGACAGCCGCACGTCGGCTGCCGGCCGGAGGGGCCGGGACTGGAGAACGAACCATGAAGCACGCGTTTGAGCCCACCTGTACCTGTGCGAAGTGCGTCAAGGAAGCCGCACGCCGGGCCGCTCAGCGAGCCACTGCGCCAGCGCCCGCGATGCCGTGGTCCGGCCACCCGAAGCAAGGGCGCCGGCATACTGCCTCGCGCGCCGAGCAGTACGGGCGCTATCTCGACTGCGGTCCAGCCGCCTGGGATGACCGTTACTAACGCCCGCTAGGGGCTGGACTGGAGAACCGATGCATCGCTACCGCATTCGTTACCGCGACACAGATCCAGGCTGTCCAACATTCAGCCTCACGCTCAAGGCGTACGACGCGCAGGACGCTGAGGAGCGTTTCTTCGACTCGAACGACACCGACTGGATCGTCCTGTCGGTGAAGCGCCTTCGGGAATCCTTGGCGCCATGCTTCAGCGGCTACGACGCCCGCTAGGGGCTGGACTGGAGACACCCATGACTGACGCTCTGGAAACCGAATGGCTCGCGTGGCATGCCGTCTGCGCGCGCCTGAAAGCACTCGGGGTGGACATCAACGCCCAGGACGCTCTCGCCCGAGCCCTCAAGCGGTGGGGTGAGGAGCTGGCCATCCTGCGAGCCGCGCACCCACTCATCGAAGAGGAGCTGGCGCGCGTACGGGAACGCTCGCCGCTTGAGTGAGACTGGAGACAATCACACGATGCACACGCACGCGCGCAATATCATCCGTCCCCGCTTCCTCCTCGCCGCCATCGCCGTCGTCGTCGTCGGCCGGCTGCTAACTGGTGTGCTGACGTCCGTCGTCGTCGCTGCTGACGGTCGGCCGCTGTTGATGGTGCTGCTCATCGTGGCGCCATTGGCGGGCGCGATTGCCGCAGCACGGGCGGCGATCGTTGCGGGGAGAACGTAAGCCGTGCGCCTGGTCTACCGCCTGCTGAACCCCGCCCGTGCCTACTCAACCCGCGCCGGAGCAGCCGGTGCCGAGCGCTACGGCTGCTCGTACATCAGGCTCCGGGCCGGTGCCTTGGTCGAGCCGATTCCAGGCTCGCATCGCGGCCCTGCTCACCTGTACGTGGTTCGCCCGTGGGGACCGCACGGCGCCGCGTCGTATCTCCTGCTGACACCGGGCGAGGTGTGGACGACGTCACGCCCCGCCCCACAACGCCCCCTGCAAGGGCTCCAGTGCCGCCGCTACGTGACGCTCGGGAGCGGCAAGGCCGTTGACCTCGGCACGTACGTGCGCGGAGTGCGGCGGGCGCTGTCGATGCCGGAAGCCGTCTTTGCCGAGGGACTGACCGGCGACCGCGGGACGACGGCGACAGGCGCCCAGGTGCGGCGCCAGTTCCTCGCCGGAGTGCACGATCGAATCAACGCCCTGATTCCGGCAATTATGAGAGGAGCGGTTTACGCTAGCCCGCGCCGTGCCGCTCGCTCCGGCGGGCGGTAGGGTGGAGGCAATCGAGCCTCTGACAGACCTAGAGAGAGGAGCCAGCAGCGATGGCACATTTCCTCGGAAGCGTACAAGGTAGCCGCGGGGCGGTAACGCGCCTTGGCGGAGCAGAGTCCGGCATCCGCGCCAGCGTCCAGACGTGGAACGAAGGACTGCGAGTCCATCTGTGGGTGGCGAAGGACGGCAAGACAACGCTCGCCGCGATCTACCGTACCGGCGGCAGCAACGGCCTGACATCGGAGCAGTTGATCTACTCGGGACCGCTCGCCGAGTTGGCGGTGCAGTCGTGAGCGGGCCTACCTACCGGACCTTCTTCCGTTCGGCGCGGAACTTCACGGAGTTCTCCCGCGCCCGCAAACGCACCCAGGATCGCGGGCTGACCTACAGCGAGGCGCAGCGCGTCTGTGAGAACTACAATGCCGACCGTACGCCCCGCGAAGTCTCGCGCGGAACCAAACTCGAATTCGAGCGGGAGAACTAATCGCCATGCGAACCTACACGATTGAACCAGGCGAACCCTGCTACGTCTATCAGGCGACGATCTTGTGCGAGCAATGCGGACTCGACACAATCACCGGACTCGACGAAGAAGGGAACACACCGACAAACTCCGACGACGAATCGACCTTCGACAGCGACGACTATCCAAAGGGACCGGCGCCAGCGGAAGGGTACGAGACGTGCGATCGGATGGAACGGTGTTTGTCGCTGGCGGATGAACAGTGCGAGATTGACGCGGCACGAGAGGAGAGCTAACCAAAATGCGTAAGAATCTTGCCGTTGTGCTCATCGTCGCCGCTACAGCCTTTTTAATCGGACGTCTAACTGCGCCCCAGCCTCCACAGGATATGATAGAAGTCTATCTCAAGCCTGAAGGACTTAATCTCATGGTGGAAGCTCGGGTATGGGACGGTGACGGTCACGTGGTGCGGACTTTCGCCTTCGACCTAGACGAGCCGCTGGCCAGCCTCTGGAGGTGAGTCTAGTCAAATTGAAAAAGGATCGTGCAAGGTGCCAAGGTCGGCGCCTTGCGCTCTGCCTGTCGAACTTACCCGACACGCCCGCGCGATGCTCGCGGCCGACAAAACAAACGGCGCGGCACGACCGGGTTAAGGTGGTTCGACGGCAGAGCGGAGAGCGCCGACCAAACGACGTTCTACCAAACCGTCTACTACGGACGAAAGGAAGGCAAGCCAATGCTTACGTACAGCAAGGCGCAAGAGATGATGGAGCGCGCCAGACATGGCCGGAGGAAGCTGGAAAACAACACATGGCTGGAGCGGCGAGCAGGACGACGTCCAGACGGCGGCAGACCATTGGAAGATGATTTCGCGGTCCGTCTTCACAACACTGACGTCGTGACGTTCCACCCAGACGGCAGCGTGACGCTGGACTCGGGCGGGTGGCGAACCATGACGACGAAATCGAGGATCAACGGCTACCTGCCGGTCGGCGCCCGTGTCGAATCGGATGCCGGCGAATGGTTCCTCTATCCACGGTGGAACGGTTGGGGCACGGCGACCGCGCCCGGATCGGCCTACCCATTCGCCGATGGCATGCGGCTCCTGGCGGATGGCACGGTCGAAGGCGCCAGTATGGATCTACGGCCGATCCGCCGTCAAGTGCTCAAGATGGTACGGGCATATGTGAATGGCTACGCTGCGCACGTCGTCAAGAATGGGCTGCAAGAGCCAAGCTCGGGCGACTGTTGGGGGTGCTTCATGCGGCTGTCGAACGATCCGGCTAAGATCGGCCCGTGGGGGCAGACGCAACGGCCGCTGGCGCCGGGCCGGGACATGATGACCGGGGTTGACCACCTGCTCAGTCATTTCGAGGAGAAATACTACGTGCCGTCGCTGTTCTGGCGCGCGGTACAACGGCGCGGCAATCCGGCGTTTTGCTGGCAGGTTGCATTGAAGAGTGCCGGGCACGGCGACACGCGGATGCTCAAAGGTGATTTGCGCGCGTTCTTCAAACCGCTAATGCCGGCGCTTGTCGAGGAGGTTGCACGGCGGCAGGCGGTGGCAAAGGAGGAGGCGGCCTAGTTATGCACCCAGACACAGAAGCCTATCTCGAAACATTGCGGCGGCGTTTGGAGGATGAGCGCCGCGTTTGGATCTTTTGGCTCGGCGACATCCGAGACGCCTGCTGCAAGAGCGCGAAGGAGAGCATAAAGGAGAGGAACATGCTGAAATGAGCATAGGCAACAATCGACCTAAGCGTCTAGACGCAAAATGGCGCGTGCAAAAGTGCGTTCGCTCGCAGATGCACAAGTGCGCATGTGCCTGTGTGCCTCTAGGAGCGTGCTCTGCGCCCGCGCGTCGCCGCTCCTGGAACGTCACGGTCATCGGAACGTCGCGCTCAACGTAACGTCGTGGTCAACGGAATCTCACGGTCGTCACAACGTCGTGGTCGTCGGAACGTCGATGTCGTCACAATCTTACGGTCGTCGCGCAATCCGATGAACTAGTTGAATCAACCGAAGGGAGTTATAAGATGAGTCCACCAAGAGGTTTCGTGCCGGCCGTGCGTTGTAGTCCTATCGACGGATCTGCTTACGTTCTCGGAGCAGAGACAGACAAGCCGAACGATCTTGGAGGCAAGGTTCACGTTCGTCTCCTTCGCGTGATTCCGAGGCAAGACGGCGGCGAACCTGATCTTGAACCCGTCAGACTTGAGGAATGGATTCAAGTCGCAAATTTGCTTAAGGCAAAAACGGGCGAGTGTCTGCCGGTCTCAATTCGACCGCCGCATGGCGTGCTAGGCCGGTTCGGCGATGGTCATTAAGACGGAACGTCCGTGTCAACAGAACGTCACGCTCGTTACAAATTCAACTAAGGAGAACGGATGAGCTACAAGGCAAAGAAGAACATCAAGCGTCGCGGCTACTGCGAGGTCGTGCCGTGCGATCAGAGAGCGGTCGCCTACTCGCTTTGTGGTGTGCCTGTGTGCTTGCCACACGGTTTCTACCTCGGTGGCTTCACTCTTGCCGAGGGATACGAGAGCTTGGGAGACTTCGACCCGATCGTCCATATAGTCGCAATTTCATAGCCAACGGAACGTCGCGCTTACCAGGATCGGGGGTAGGGTTTCCATACTCACCCCCGCCCCACCCCTCTTATCTCTTCTATATATAAGACCCCCGCCACCCCCGGGGTAATGGGGGTGTGGCACCCCCGCCACCCCCGAGGCCCCAAAGGCACCGCGAAGGCGCTCCAGAATGTCCTCCGAAACACCTCGGAATGCCTCGAAAATCTCCCGGAACGCCCCGTCACAGCGCCTCCGCCAGGATCAGCTCGGCCAACCTCCGACGCCGCGCGGCCCTTCGGTAGAACGTCGTGACCGCCTGCTCCATGTATTTGGTATGAACTGTTGGAGTCGAAGTTTGGTCCGCTAGAGTAATCATGGCTCCGAGAACGACAACCAGCCACGAGGCGATCCCTAGCTCTTCGGCTAACACTCCGGCAGCTTGTTTGACTGATCCGCTGAAACGGTGGAAGTTGATACGGCGACTGCCAGATCCGGACGCATCGGCAAGCGACACGGTGAACGTCCAGAACCAGTGATACAGCTCGACTAGATCGTCGCCGTCGATGTTGTTAGCTGAGTTGAGCTGACGTTTAAGACGGATGAGAGCGCCAACGTCGACGTTTTCGGAGATAATCTGAATGCCATACGATGCACAACAAGCAAGTGTGGTTGGAAGAGACGGTTGTGTGTTGGCCGGAACACGAGAACGGAGGATGTCGAGGTCGGCGCGCATGTAGTTAGGTAAGGAATAAACGGTAAGTTCCTCCTCCCCTGCCCAACGGTCCCGGTCGATCGTCAGCTCGTGGAGGACGTCGAAGTCAGGAGCGAACTGGTCGGTCGGGGCGGGGCCGGCGGGATAGGAGCCAGGAGATCCGATAGGCGGGAAGGCCGAGGAGGGCGAGGACAGAGACGATTGGCCGCGCGGACGCGGGTGGTCTGAGCCTTGGGCTGGGCGGCGGAAGCGGGTGACGGTCGAGCGGGCAGACGTGCCCGCGGATGCGTGGGCGGACGTGCGGCCCGGGTCGGTCATGCGAGAGGCCGGTCCATGCTTGGTCTACGGGTTGTGGTCGTCACGAGGTGCCCTCCAAGGGGTTGAGGTCAGTACCTTGTGTAAGTGACCTGGAGTCTGTAGGTTAGCGCAGGAGAGGGAAGATGGCAATAGGGGCTTGACAAACGCCTAGTAGGGTGGTAGACTTCACGCTGGGAAATAAGAGAAGTCCAAAACATGAGCAAGCACACACCAGGACCGTGGCACGTCAGCATGTCGGGGAACCTTGTGCGCGCCGACCTTCCTGGCGCTCCGGATGTTGCCGAAATCTACGGCAACGGCGTGGTGGAGCATGACGCCAATGCTCGCCTGATCGCCAAGGCACCAGAGTTGCTGGAGGCGATCCGTGATCTGCTGAGTTGGCGCAGTGTGCTCGCTCCGTTGCTCGGCCGTTTACCGGATGGCGGGTCAGCCATTCGTGATAGCTTCGCTCGCGCCGCCATCGTAGTAGCAGAGGAAGATGCGAGTGACTAAGCCCAAACTTACGCCGGAGATTGGCGACCTGGTCGAGGTTGGCGAACCCTGGAACATGCGCGGCATCGTTCTCGCCGACGACAGCGTCTGGTGGTGCGCCAATAATCATTTCGACGTGTCTCACTGCATTGTTAACAAGAAAGACATTGTCAGAATCGTCGAACCTCGCGCTGTCAGACCGGACTTGGTTCCGTACTTGCAACAGCACGGAGTCAGGAATGGCTAATCCGGCGCCGTCTCCACTCATCGTCCAAAGAAAGAGGAGGAATAGGTGTATAAACCAAAAGTGGGCGACTCAATCGAGAAGACGGCATTGGCCCTTGTAGCACTAGCAAAGGAAACCGGCCGCCAGCGGGCCACCGAATTCAACGGCGTGCTTCTGCTTGCACAACCCGAATCATCCGCAAGAGACATCGTGACTCGGTACAGAGCTGACATTGCGCGTAGTGCAGACGCAGACTGAGAGTAAAAACTAGTGGCCAGTTCTTGGATCACCGACATCCTCTATCGCCGCGTCACGGGTCCGGACGGTCACCGTCAGACGTTCCTCGCGTTGTTCGTCGGCCGCGACGTTGCGCTGCTTTATGGTAACAGCATGAACGATGCTCAGGTATTACCGCCGTGGCTTCCTGGATTGTTGGCGGCCGGTATTGTAAGGAATGGCCGCCGATCAACAGGACGCGCGTACAACCGTCTATTGCAAGCGAAGGGGTTCACGTATCAAAGGGTTGAAGGGCGAGAGAAGGTTGAAGAGTTGAGACGACTGATGGAGGCACGGATTCGATGACCGACAAACTGGAGTCGCCAGAGATCATTCAGGAGATCGGCGATAAGTACGGCGAAACCGTAGCAGAGTTCGCGCGCGTCGCTATTGCCTTCAGGCGTCGTCTGGAGGAGCATCCGCCAAAGACGAAACAGGAGGCACTAGTCTACGCAACGGTTGATCTGCTTACCATTGCGAGCACGATCTTCTCAGACCACCCGGCGACGGCAGCCTTTGCTTTGGATGTAGTCGAGTTGACTGAATACTTTCAGGTTTTAGCCTTTGAGGTTCTGACGTCTGCTGCCAAGGCCGGGAGCGACAAGGCAGCCGATGTGGTGGAAAGGCTGGCGCGCGATCGCAATGCGGCGTCTCTAGCTCAGCGCCTAGGAATCACTTTGGATTCGGGTCGATGACAGACAGAGCAGTAGTCGAGTTCGCAACAATCGCCAGGCTACTCTACGTAACAGATAGCCGCTCGGGACAAAAACTACTGCGCGCCGTCACTAGCTACGTCTGTACCGGCGAGTGCAACAGCAATGCCGAAGAGGATTCTGTGTGCGGAGGGGTCTGTGCTGTTTGTACAACGATCGATGAAGGAAGAAAGAAACTTTGATGGCTGCCGCATACTTTTGAGAAGATAGCGGAGGATAAGATAAAGATGACCACACTCCAAGCGATCGAAGCCGGACTCGAACCGGATGCGCTGGCCTTCTACTCGGTCCACTGCGCTTGGTGGACCACCGACTCCAAGGACCTCGGCGAAATTCCCGGCGCAGGCCTCCCCTGCTGCCCCTATTGCGGAAGCGTGCTCATGCAGGCGTCGGCCGCCGACTTCATCTCCAGGGCACGGGAGAACCCAGAGCGTTACGGCCCTGACGGGCTCGCAGCCTTTGCCCGAGCGCACCACAGCTCAGGCCTTCACGCGGTAAACTGGAGTGACTTTCGAAGCGAACCGATCCGCTTCCCGCGCCAGACGCGCGAACTCTCGACCGAGAAAAGCATCCGTTGCGTCCGGTGCGGCAGCGAGTTCTCGGAGGTCGAGACCGCGGGGGCGAGGGGCTGCCCGAACTGCGGCGCGACGAGCGTCCCGATGGCGATCGCGCAGGACGTGACGGTGAAGGTGAACTGGCACGAGCTGCGCGTCCTCGGCATCTGGGCCAACAATTGGGCTGCCGTTTGTGACGAGCAAGATCCTACAGGCGATGCCAAGGGCGCGATCGCGGGGACTCTGCGGCGGCTCGAAGCCCAGCATCCAAACCGGCCGCCGTTGACGCTCATGGGCGAACTGTGGTAAAGCTGCAAGAGATCTACCCGAGCATGTCGGCGACGGACCTCTTTGGCCGCACCGTGATCGAGCCGAAGAAGCCGGATTAAGCCCCACCTCTCACCATGCCCTGGCATTACTTCAAAGGTCCGTCAGAGTCTGATGAGCGCGCGCTGAATCTCCGGCTCGACGCAATCGCGGCCAGCCTTGACGAACCGCCGGCCGAACATTCAAGCTTGTGCGTGGATACGGGGTTGTCGGAGATTGGATTGGAAAAGATTGGAATACCGGCACCACCGCAACGTCAGTATGATTCAGGTTTTGAAGAGGAACACTCTAATCGTGGCAGGCGCACGGCGACGTTGATGGCGTTCGCCCCGTGGTGGTCAGATCCGGACGTGCGTATGACCGAGGAGTGGAGAAGGAAGAATCGTTCTAGCAACACGTGAAGTGTGCGATTTCGTGGATGACGGTGGATAACGGCGGATGACTTGGAGCTATCCTTCGCCTCCGTTATCCGCCGTCTTCATCGTCCTCGTTCTCCCCGCCGTTCTTCTTCGCCAACACCCGGTAGCTCGGCTGTCCTTCGACCATCGCCTTTTCGATCGTTCGCATCGGCACGCCCAATTCCACAAGCCGCGTTTTCGACAATCTCTTGCCACCTGCCACCTTGATTGCCAACCATCCTTCACCTTCAACCTTGACCAGCTTCAATCTGTCGAGTGTGGGTTGGACGATGGTGGCGACGAGATCGTTCTTGAGCGCGGTCAGGACGGCGATCTGCGATTGGTAGTCGCGGATCTCGGCGCAGGCGGAAGCGAGAGAGCGGCGGGCGGTCTTGTCGCGGATCGAGGCCAAAGGGGTGGGAGGTGGCGATGGGATGGGCTTATTTTTGGAGACAACCTGCTTGGAGGCTTGCTTAGAGACAGTCTGCGTAGTAGGCATCCCACATCTCCTTGAAATGAGCTACGTCGTCTTGAAAACACTCGCCGCAGCAGACGATCCAATTGCTCCCGTCGTTTGCATAGGCGGTGTTGCGGCGACGTTTGCGAACGTCGTCGCGCGGTTGTTGACAGAATGGACAGATCGTTTCGGCAGTCGGCTCGGAGATGTCCAAACCGGCGCCGACGAGATGAGCTATGGTGAGTTTGACGGCTTCGGCTTCGGCTAGTTCGGCCGCTAAACCGTTGCCTAGATTGTCGGGCTCGTCCGTATCAATCATGACAGGGGCGGGAGGTGTCCAGCGATTAACCAGTAGACTAGAGTAGTAATGCTCGTGCCGATCACCATCAGCGCCAGACGGTAAACGATCCGATTGGCTGCTGGTAATGGGCTGATGAGCGGCCCGACTCCGGTAGCTTGATCCACCCAAGCGCCGAACAGAGACAGGAGACCGAGACAGCCGATATTGACAAGGAGGCGGAGCGCGATGCTCATAGAGGCCACCGTAGCACGGAACTAGGAGCGTGTCAAGCCCCTAACCCGCTTGACAGAGACCACCCCGGGGTGCTAGCGTGTGCCTGTGAGCAGCAGACAGCCAACCACGAGAGGAGAAGGCATGAGACGAATCGCCCTCGCACTGTGTACGGTGCTGGCGGTCCTCGGCGTCTTCGGACTGGCGCCTCCGACCGTCAACACGCTTCAGCCGGTCGCCATCCTGACGGCGCCCGCGCTGAGCGCACTCGACACGCTGGCCGCACCGCACGCGACCGTTGTGGCGGCCCAGGTCGAGATGAAATTGATGATGATGACGAAGGACGCGACGCACTACGCGATCGACGACAACCTGAACGGCAACGCCGGGGAGAACATGGCGCTGGCAGACGTCGGCCTGAATGACCGCGCTCACCCGCTGCTCTGCTGACGACACGATCGGCACAGGGCCGTCCGGGACCGTCGCGGGAAGCCAAAGGGGCGCTCTGAGCCGGGCGCCTCTTCTCTTTAACTGATGGTTTTTACGGACTCTGCGGGCAGGGCTCCGGCCGGAAGCCCACTCGCAGGTCGCCGTCCACCACAAGCGCGCGGAGACTGCCGCCGGGAATGTTGACGCAGAGCGAGGTGCAGACGGCAACGGGTGGCGGCTTGTTACCGTCCGGCGGGGGCAGAGGAGGCGGAGGCGGAGGCGGAGGCGGAGGCGGAGGCGGAGGCGGAGGCGGAGGCGGAGGCGGAGGAGGCGGCACATCACCCACCACGACGGCGATCGGCACCTTGACCACGTACCCTGTCGCCGTGAGCGTCAGCGTGGCACCATAGACCCCCTTCGGCGTACTGGCGCTTGCGCTCAGGGCAAGTGTGAGCAGTCCGGGGCCGCCGTTGACCGGCACCCTGCCAGCGGTTAGGGCCAGACCGGGATCCCACTCGCCAAGCTGTATCGAGCGCACCCACCGGCGGCCGGCGCCGTCCGTCTCGACGCGGATCTCTTGTGAGGTCAACGCGGGCACACCGGCGAGGTCGAAGCGGACGGAGGTGGGCTTTGGTGTAAGCGGGACAGCCGCGGGCGGCCCCTCCCCGGAAACGATTCCGAGCAGGTCTCTGCACCCCTGCCGCACCGTGCTAGCCAATTGCGAGTCGAAGCGGATGTCCTCAAGTGGGCGATCTCCTGGGAACCGGGGCGGACCATCGGCCACGGAGATGCGCGACGGGAAGCGCACCGGATCTTTACGGGTGAGGTCTGGGTAGCACTGGATAGAGAAGTCGTGGGGGTCAATCACGCCTGATTCGGAGTGCAGAGGTCCGACCCTGTAGTAGAGGCGGAGCACCCCGAGCTGCCCTACGTCGGCCGGGTTGAAGGTGCGCCAGCCTCCGTAGAAAATCTCGAGACCGGCTGCGGTCTGCCGGATGGCACCGGCGTTGATACCGTCCGCGTACTTCCCGGCGCTCCCCGCCTTGAACTGCGGTGTGTACGGCGCGCGGTCCCACAGAAGCGAGGCCAGCTCGGGCGGTCGCTCCGGAAAGACGTAGGTGTGGTCTGTAGCAACGGCTGTGGCAGCGGTTGCTGCGACCAGGAAGAGCGCCAGGAGGAAGAAGCGCTCGGGGTTCAAGCGACCGGAGGGAGTTTTGCGGATCATGTTGCGCTCCTTTTCTTCGGCAATCTCTGCTAGGGGTGTCCAGGAAGCAGCGTGGCGAGTTGCAGCCGCGCCTTTTCCAGGGCATCTTCGGCTCTGTCGATCTTGGCGACGACATCTGCCAGCAGCACATTCATCGACCCAGGAAAGCTCCCGCCGTTCTCGTCCCACGCGGCGTGGAGCGTCGGATCTACAGCCTCCATGGTTTCAAGGAGGGAAGCCGCCTTGTCGCGCGCTCCCAAGGTGCAGTTTCTGATCTTCCAATCGTAGTAGCCGGGCATTATCTGAGTCTCCTAGAAGCCTTGCCTCGCAAGGCGGGTCGATAGGTTGTCATACCGGGCGTCGTTCTTCCCGGAAGTCTCGCGGAGGTCGTTCTTCAACTCCATGATCTGAGCTGCCAACGCTCGATTCTGCTCCTCTAGCCGGGCTGTGTCTACCGCTCCCTTAGACATCTCGTTGAGCCGCCGGTCCATCGCATCGAGCCGGTCATTGGTCTGCTTCACCGACTCCCTGATGACCTGCTTGAGTTCGCCGATGGAGGCTTCGTTTTGATTCGTGCGGTAGTTGTAGACAGCTAGCGAACCTCCGAAAGAAGCGGCGCCGGATACACAGGCAATGAGCACCCCGGGGACTAGCCATTCTTTGCGGGTCAATGCTTGGCGCTCCTCGGTGCATACTTCTTCCACAGGACCGTGAGCGACTTGGTAGAAGTGTTCAGATCCAGGATCGCCCGATCCAGGCGTTCCCGCGGCACGGCGCCAGACGCATAGAGCTGGAGAAGGCTCGCCGCGATGTCGATTTCGAGCGCGGTCTGTCGAGCGGCGGCCCGCACTTTCCCGACGTGCCGATCGCTGATCTTGCCAGCAGCATGGGCGAGTCCAGCCGCCTTGAGCGTTTCGGCGTGCGTCAGCCGCGCCGTGGCGATCACCAGTTCGTAGGAGAGTGAGCCGATCGGGCTTGCGCCGTCTGCGGAAACGGGCGTCGCCTCTTCTTGGGTTGGAGACTTGCTAGCGGCCGGCGTCGAAGCGCATGCCGCGAGCGTCAAACTGGCGATGAGCAAGCCATGCCAGCCCATTGCAAACAAGCCCACGCCTCACCCCGCCACGCGCCGAGTCGGCGTCTCGCTCACCTGCTTATCGGCCATCGAGTGCCCATCGCGGGATGAAGAAGAGGTTGCCCTTGCTATCTGTGGCGGTGCAAAAGAGGTTCCCGCACGAGACCAGGGTCAGAGGGTCACACCCTACTGGCTGGCGGTTACCGCACGCATCGCTGCACCAGCCTTGCTCGGCTGCCTGCCGGCAGTAGGCACGGAGCTGCACGCGTCCGCTCCGCTTGTTGGGAGGCGTGACCGGGATCAGCGCGCAGGCGGCGAGCAGCAGGGCCGCCGCGAGGAGAACGAAAGCCCGGAGGACTGCGCGAGCGGTTCTCCGGGGTGTGAAGGCCCGGCTGGGGGCAGTCCTGCTCACGGCCGGTAGTATAACAGAAGAGAGCATTGCGCAACAGGTTGGGTTGGTCGGGGCGAGAGGACTCGAACCTCCGTCTGTCTGTCTGCCTGCCTCCAAAGCAAGCCCATCAAAGCTGTCTGCCACTGGCTTACGCCCCAACATCTAAGGTTGACGACCTAATCTTTGTATGGATCAACTTCATCTGCACCAGCCATCACGACGACAAGCGGTCGCAGCACGTGCTCAATGCGGATTGTATCACCCTGCGCCTCCAGAACATCAGGCAGCCGGCGGTAGACGTGCGGCGACTCGTCCAATCCGCCGCCACGTAGGATGACACCGCGCTCGGCGATCCAGGCCGCCATCATTTCCGGCGAGACACGGCCGGCGCGCACTTGCTCACGCATCTCACTGCGATGCATTTTGCTTCCACACTTCGGGCACTTCGGATTGGCACCGTCTGGTCCGAGCGGCGTCTGAATCGGCAGCGTCTCGCGCGTCTCACGGCAGTCGCGTTGACCGCAGCTCCAGACCTTACGCCGCTTGATCTTGCCTGTTGCCTCGGTGCGGCTCATGACTCGGCCGGCACCGTGGACTGTTGAGAACAGCGCAGAACGTTGAAGCGCGTCGACCTGCCCGGCATTGTCGTCATGATAATTCCTCGGATCGGTGCCAGACAGAATTACCGAATCGTCGCCCATGCTACCGCCGACAAACCCACGCTGACCTGGGAACGCTGGCGTTGCTCCCTTGCGCACGACGTAGTAGTCCTGGCCCTCGTGCGTTTCAAGCCAGGCAAAGTTGTGGTGGTTATGAATCAGGTCTACTTCGAGACCGCCCATCAACTCCACGACCTTGCGAGTCACCCACTCGCGGCCAACATACGCATACCGACCGGCAAGCGTCATCAGAGTCCAGTAGTCGTAACCGAGCGGCTGTCCGATGTCAAGCAGCACCTCTTTCTCCGGCACGCGCGTGCCCCACTGCTCGCCCTGGCTCAGCGCAAGGAAGCCTGACGCAATCGTGTGCCCGAGTCCGCGCGATCCGAAGTGAACCCCAACCCACAGGCGCCCAGCCTCATCGCTCAAGACGTCTACGTAGTGATTGCCGCTGCCGACCGTGCCGAGCTGTGAACGCGCCTTGTCACATAACGGCTCGCGCACATTCCCAGCGAGTGCAGACCATTCCGGACCGTCAAAAAGCGGATCGTCTACTGGCGCGTCGTCACTTCGATTCTTCCGACCGATTCCGAAAGATATCTGCGCGTGGATCGTATCGGCGAGTTCTTCCAGCCGTGCGCGGTCGAAGTTGGCAGCACGTAGATCGGTGCGGATCGCACAGTTGCCGCACGCGATGTCGAAGCCGACGCCGACCACCGAAACCTTGTCACGGTAGGCAGCGACGCCGCCGATGGGCATTATGTAGCCAAGGTGCCCGTCCGCCATCAATGCAGCGCGCCCGGCCCGACTTGCCACGTCGGCGAATTGTGCTAGTGTGTTCGCGTCGTGAGTTCCGAAGACCGCCGGTTCCGTACGTGACTCCATATACGCACCTCCGAGGATGGAGTCTATAGCCGTTCTGCTGTCGTGTCAAGCCCCTGTGCAGGTTAGGAGGTTGCCTGGTTAGGCAGTTAGACCTCTTGACAGCCTGCAAGCAGCCATGTTATCCTGTGAGCATGCCACAAAAACAGCCCAACCCTGACCCGACCGGCCCTCGCCCCGCTCCGCCGCCCGGACCATCTTCGATTCACAGCTCGGCTCGCCGGAAGGCGCTGAGAGGGGCAGCCCTCGATGCCACCGTTCGCTCCGTCAGCCTCACCTTCTCCTCCGTTGCCGCCGCGGCCGACTTCTACAAGGCCATCGGTGGTCCCACGCTCCTCGCCGCCCTTCTCCAGCTCTACAGAGGCGGAGCCATGTCGAATGGGGAGCTGACCAAGGCGGTCGCCATGCTCGGCGCGCCGGTCAGCGTGTCGGCCGTCAGCCAGGCGTTGAACAGGGCGAGGATCATGGGGGTTGTCAGCAGAAGGATCGAAGCGCAGCGACGGGTGTACAGTTTGACGCCGGTGTGGAAAGAGGTTGTGGCGGAGATCGCGGCGCGAGTGGAAATGTTGCATGAATAAATCAGACACACTTTCGCTGGCTTCCCGTCGGATATCCAAGATTCTTGCTGATCTTGGGCTGATCGAAGCCGGCGAACGTGTTATCATTAAGAGGCTCCGCCCGGTTGGTGGCAACGTGCACTAGGGGCGTGGTCGTGGGAAGCGGTGCGTGAAGTAGATGGGTGGACGGTCTGTGGTTCGCAGTTCTCGGCACGCGAAATCATCGGCGCTCAGTATGTTGGCGTCTACGTCGATCCGGCTGGTGACGTCAATCTATTCCCGGAAACCAAGAGGCCATCGGAATGCTGACCGATCTTTGGACTTCGATGGCGTCTATTTTAGTTCTCCCCACCGCCGCGCCTTCTTCGCCTCCGCCTCGATCGGCACCCGCGCCTTAACTCCATGATGTTTTGTCAATCCTTCAATCACCAACCGATCAAGCGACTTGACCACCTTCTTCTTGTCTGGGCATGTGAAGATCACCTCATCGTGAATTTGCAACCTCCACCGCACGTCAGTTCCGTTTGTCTGCCTCATTTTCCAGATCCTTGGTCGCAGCCAGATCATCGACCGCTGGATCATGGATTGGGCACCGCCCTGGATGATGTGAGAGACAGCCATTCTCCCCGCTTCCTCGGCTAGCTTCCTGTCCTCGCTCCACGCGCCTGGTAATGATCGTGGCATTCCAAGCCAGTCGCGTACCTCGCCTGTGCGACGCACCTCGGCCGTGACATCATCAATGTAGCGTTTGACGCCAGGGTAGAGACGAAAATAGTCCCGAATCAGTCCACCACAACCATCTAGTGACCAATGAGTCAGTCCTTGCTTCCACAATTGGCCTTGCAATCCTAGAGCCTGAAGACCGTAAAGAATGCCGAAGTTGGTCGTCTTGGCAGGCAACCTGTACTTTTTATGATTGGCAATCACCTCATCAAGACTGACGCCAAAGATAGCCGATGCGGTCTCGTCGTGAACGTCACGGCCATCGAGGAATAGTTTACACAAGGTTTTGTCGCGCGACTCATGTGCCATGACACGCATTTCGATCTGGGATAAATCATAAGCAGCGAACGTATAGCCATCTGGACATACGTAGCAGTTGCGGATCATGTCTCCGAATTTGCTGTGTTTGGTGATGGCCAAGAGATTAGGATTCTTGGAGGCCAAACGTCTGGTCGTAGTGCGGGTGTAGAGAAGGTCGCATCGTACGTCTCTAATATCGTTACCGTTATCTGTCTGCGTTTGTTCGTCCTCTGCCGTCTCTAGAATTCGATTGCAAAATGCATCCTTCGTATGCTCGTGCTCTCTCCACGTAAACAGCATTTCGATCGCCGGATCAACATAGCGAAGATGCTCGATCGACTTTTCGCTTGTCGAGATGTCTCCTGTTTCTGTCCTCTCGCGCGCCTGCATTGCCAACCCACGTCGTCGAACAAGCGCGCTGGCATGTTGAGGGGATTTTGGGTTGAATGGGCGATCGCTGTAGTACGTATGGGAGAGATTGGCCCCGATCTCCCACATGCGATCTTGCATCTCGTCAGCGAGAGATTGAAAGGCTGACCTGGACGCTGGCATGCCGTTCGATTGCATCTCCTCGAAGACGGGCGCGACGAGCATACCATCTGTCATGACGGGCTTGAGGTGGTCGAGGCGTTCGAGTTCCGACTTGTGGCGCAGGCTGAGACGGAAGGGGGCATCGGCATCTCGGGCAGCATAGTGGATTGCTGCCTTGAAGTCCTTTTCTGCCAACATGCGAATTGATGGCATCGGAAACGGCTGTTCAAGATCCGTCTCGACCAACCGCCGCATATCACGGTCGATGTCTTTCCACCGTTTTTCGATGTCAACCGGCTCGCCATCCTTGTTGCGCTTGTCGGCCGCAACATCGCGCAAGATCCCCTCGACGCGGTTGCCGACAGACTGTGATCTTTTCAAACTGACCACACCCGCATTATCAATCTCAACCCGCTGCTCTGGTTTTGGATAAACGCCTTTCATTGCTCGTGCCAACACATCCGTCAGGTAGTCGATCTGCGCATCCCGTGCGACGCTGCCAATTGTTTCGTCGTAGGATGTCATTCGCATTCCGCACCAGCGCCACGCCAACGGCTTCAACCCTTGCTTGGACCGGCGTTTGCCTTTGACGTCGCTTGGTTCGACGCGGAGGAGATATGCAGAATACATCGTATCGAATAGGCGAATACCTGGAATAGAAAGATCCAATCCCATTGCACGACAAACTTCCAGGTCGTGCAGAAGACTGTGGACAATGAACTCGATACCATCCAGGGCCAACGACTGGAGGTAGTCGATAGCCAACTTGAAGTCCGACTGTTCTGCACGAAGGACGAACGCCTGGCCCGGCTTGACGCAGACCTGGATCGAGTAGGGGTCGTCGGCCGAGCCCTCGGTGTCGATAGCGATAGAGCCGAACTTGGCAGTCTTTAGGATGGCAATGAGTTCGGTGCCAGTGACATCACGATAGTCTTCGGCACCCTCGAACTCGTCGTGGCGAAAGTCGAGCTGCTGGCCGGACTTGATAGTGGCGATGGCTTCAGCAACCCGGCCGTAATCCCAATCAATCGTCGCACGGATGTTGTTATCGTAAAAGCCTGCGGCCGGGTGGTAGATCGGGAGTACCGCGCAACCATCCGGAGTTCGGTTTGTTAGTGTCGAGTCGAATGCACCAGAATGATGAACAAGCCCGTGGCACGTTTCTAGAGTCGCCTCGTTGCCTAAGAACCACCGCATCGCGTGAGCGCCGACGGCGACGATGAGTTTGGGATTGACCTCGGCGATCTCGGCAATTAACGAGGGCGTCCAGCGAGTGATTTGGTCTGGCGTTGGGTCCGGGTTGCCTGGCGTGAACTGTTTGCAGACGTTGGTTAGATACCAGAGGCGGGTCGAGAGTGGACGGAACCTGTTGCATCCACAGGTGCACGTCTTTGACCGCCCATCGCGGCTCTCGTGCACAGAACGGCTGTGAGAGCAGGTTGCACAGTAACGCGCAAGGTAGGCGTCTTGTTCACGGCCGGCGCGACCAACAAATGGACGGGGAGGTTTGGCCGCGGCCTCTTCACGACCAGGGGCCTCGCCGCAGAAGAGGACGGAGTTAGGTTTTCTACCGTAACCTGGGACGATGATCGGCACAGAATCAGAGAAATCAGGGTTAGATTAGCTTTTAGAGCTTGCCGGTTCGATTTTGCCATAGGTGAACGGAGAGGCCAATGATGGCAATGAACAATGTCAGGACGATCAGGCCGTAGACAAAGATGGCGGTGGGAGTCATCGCCTGTCCTTCGCGCATTCCGAGCAGGACTGAGTCAACCGTTTCGGTCGCTGCGCCGATATGATCCAGACCTCGTGTCCACACTCAAGCTCTAGACGGCCCCGGCCCCGGCCCCGGCGCGGAGTTGGCGTAGCTCGGCTAAAAGGCGGCGGAGGGTGGTGGGTGCCCCTTCTCCACCTCGCAACTCGTCGCGCAAAAGGCCGTAGATTTGGGTCAAATGATCGTTGCCAAACTCGTCTCTTTCCGGCCCCTCCGCGTGCCCAGCGAGAGCGGCGTGGGCGGCCTTCAGTGCCGGTGCGACATCATTCCAATCAACCGCTGGTCGACGCCGTTCAACCGCCGAGACAAGAAGGCCAAGCGCCTTCGCGCATGCCCCCTCGCTCGCCGGCTGGACTGCGCGGGCCGTGGCCTCGGCCATTCGGCAGTACATCTCGCGAGAGCTTTCGGCCAGCTCATCCCACGGTGACGGCCGGCTGCTCCAGACGCCAGCGGCGCGTGCGATTTGCGCCAGCGCTTCCCTGTCCATCGTCGGCGCAGGCGGCTCCGGCGCTACGATGACGGATTCGAGGCGGTCGGCAATCTTGTTGATGCTCTCGGCGGCATCCTCGTGACTGACGTAGGGACCATCATAGAGGCGCTTCCGAAGAATCCACAGATCCCGAACGACGTCCTTCACGGTCTCGCTCTGCGGCTCCGGCCGGTACCTGTCGATCGCAGCGATGGCCGAGGCAATCTGACACTGAGGTTCATGTCCGTGTTCTGGTAAGCGCCCACACCACGGGCAACCCCCGAACCTGCCGTCCCACTGGTTCTCTATCAGCGCATTGCAGGCTTGAGCTAGCACTTCCGGTAGCGACGAACGAGGAATCGCCAGCGGCCGACTCTCTGACACATTGCCGAGTGGCACACCGTCGAGTGGATGGCCGGGCGGCGCGAAGACGACGGCCTCCTCCTCCTCGGCATCGGTTGGCACAGACGACGTTAGTGACGGTGACGATAACGATAATGGATGATCCTTTGCACCCGGCCGCATTTCGATTTCGAGTGCCACGATTCTCTCAACAAGTGGTTGGACGGCCTCCATAATCACGGCTACGATATCGAGCACTTCTCGTGGGTTTCGGCTGGATACCGCACGTTGGACGTTGCCACGAATGAATCCGGCGAGTACAGTGGCACGCAACTGCTCAGTAGTTAAGTTAGGCATTTTGGCTCATCCTCCAGAATCGTAATCTTCCAGCCGAGGTCCGCGAGTAGGCGAAGGCAGATTTGGATGTCGCCGTCATCGAAGGCGCCAATTGCGCTCCAAGCATCCGCGCCGAGTTCAAGATTTCCACCTGCTATCTCGTCAAACAGCGACCGCGCCTCGTCTGGCGGCGAACAGAATCGAGAAAAGACGAACCTGGACATGCCATCATCATCCCAGACGCAGTCAGTTGCATGGAGAATGTGCGCTACCGGGCACATCGCCCCGTTCTCGTCGGGATCGAACTTGCCGATCGCCAGCTCGCTTCGAGGAATTGTCAGCTCGGGCACGGTTGCACACCTCGCCGCTTCAGCTCTCCGGTCAGAAGTTCGAGATACGGAGATTCAGGAAACCCTTGCCGTGCCGTTCGTTGCATCATCCGAACCGCGTTCTGAAGATGCACGTCAGTCATAACGGTAACGTGGATTCGGTTGCCATCGCGGTCACGCCAGAAACCCTCGCGCAAGTCCTGATCGAGTTCGTCCGCAGCGGCCTGTAGAGCGTCGCGCTCACCTTGTTCTTCGGCGTCCCACTCGGCGTAGTAGTCTGCCATTTCGCCCATCGGTTCCTTGCCTCCGTTCAACAACTCAAAGAGTGGGTCCCCTGGTGGCCAGTTATTCCCCGGCTTGGGCCACTCCGCGCTACCTCTTTCGAGGCGTTGCCTGCGTTAGCTCTTTACGCGCAAATGCCGGGCTAGATGTCCGCTGCACAGGGACCCGTTGCGGACCCACGCTTTCAGTTGTTGAAGTGTCAATGAACATAACAGATCGGAAGGGTTGCCTCAGAATCACCCGCTGAGGCGCCGGGAGCGGGACGGTCGGATAGGCAGACTGAAGCCGCGACCGCCCCCCACCGCCAGTCGTGGTAGCACAACACCGAGCCACGACCCTCGGACCTTCTTCAAACCATCCAGTGCTCGACTGTCCTGCTGTGACCTATCCTGTGATCGTCGGCCGCTGGTCAGTCGCCGATCCCTTCCAGCAGATCGGCAGCGCTCACCTGGTAGCCGCCACCGCCCGTCCGGCCCAGGGCCAGCTTGTGGCCGAGCTTCTTGACGAGCTTGCTGTACTCGCCGGCCTCCGTCAGTTTGCGCCGGAGCAGGCGGACGTGGACCGCCACCCGGCCGGCCGTCACGAGACCCTCCGTTGCTGCCGACGTGAATGCCGGATCGTCGGTCAGGATCTCGGCCACGCGCTCGGCAACCGGGAGCGCGCCTTCCTCCTCATCCGTCGCCGATGCGTTGAACTCGTCGTGGATCGCGGCGACCAACGCCTGGTTCCGCGCCTTGTTCCACCGGAGCTGGACGCGGCCGTCCTCGGTGCCCTCGGCCGCGCCGCCCTCCGTGCTCTCGACCTCGGCCGCCTTCGGTGCCTTCGCCGCTCTTGCTGCTCGTCGCTTCGCTGCCATGATCGTTGTCTCCTTGCCTCTCGGCTCTCTCCGCCGGTCTGGTCGCCGCCGGTCTGGCGGGATAGCCGGGGAATCAGTGGAGAGGATCATAGGCACAAACGGCGGCGTCTGTCAAGCCCCCAGACGAAGATTCCTTAGCCGCTACCTCGTTACGGCCTCGACGATCGCCTTCGCCACGACCTTTCCCACCTTCGCCACTCTCCCCTTGGCGCTCGTCACCGTCACCGCGGCCCACTCGTCTATCGTCGCGTTGGCCATCGTGCGGATCGACCCGATCTGCTCGGCGGCGGCAACGGCGCGCTCGTATCCAAGCCCCGGCCACTCCTTGGCGGTGCAGGCACGATGGTAGATGACGTCGTCGGTATCACCACTACCGCTCTTGCCTCCACCCCTGATTGCGCCCTTGCCGTCGTCCTGTCCGCTGTCCCGTCCGTCTGGCCCACCGAAGACGTTGGCTGGCGCCACCTCTCTCGACCGATCAAACACCCGCATCGACTTGTGCGCCGACCAGGGCTTCTGCCAGCATGGATAGAGGATGCGCCCGATCCACGCCGCCGCCTCGGCCATGTCGAGAACGCGGTGGGCGCGAACTCCAAGCGATCCGAGCAAGGTGAAGGACGGCGAGGCGAGGAACCCATCGGCGTACGAAAACATCACGGTTCGATTGCCGACCGTGTAGTCATCCCAAATCGCAGCGCCGTATTTCCGACCTTGTGTGTTTTTGCGGCGGCGGTGGATTTGCAGAGCGCCGTTCTTCGGATTGCAACGGTAATTGCCGTAGTAAAGCAACCATCTAACATCGTAGGCGGCGGACAGCTCTTTAAGCTGCGTGGCTTGGAGCCGGCCACTTATTAGTGACCCGATGACGTCGAAGATGGACTTGACTTCGACGCCGACCGTGATTGGACCGTCGGGTCCGTTGCCGGTGAATGCGACGTCGCCAGAATCGAGTTGGCAGAGGGTGGATAGCGGCTCGTGGAACTTGATGCCGGTTTGACAATCCCAGGACGGAACCTTGCCACGGGAGTGTTTGGTCAGAGTGAATTGGCCACCGCACGTTAGGCAAAGGTTAAGTGGCGGATAACAAACGAGAGGTGGGTTGAGACGGAGGTTACGTGAGTTGCCAGAGCCGAGGCGGGAATCGACGAGAATGGACACGACCGGATGATCCAGTTTTTACGGCCGTAGCAGCCGTCCGATTCCATCACATCTTGGGCACTCGGTCTCCTCCTCGATCGTTTGGTCACCAGCCTGTCCCATCTCCTCGATCACGGTGCCTATCCCTGCGCACTCGGCACACTCGAAGCAGGTACAGTCCAGCTCGGTCGAGCCAGGACGATGACATTTGCAAGCAGGATGGTGGTTAAGGGCCGTCATCGTACGATTCCTATGTATTCGGCACGAAACAGCTTGCCTCCACGGATTGCGTTCTGGATCGTCTCCAGCCTCATCGAAAGCACAAACGCGCCATGCATGAACTTGTCGATGTAGTAGAAGTGACCTCCGTTGTTGATGTGCTGTTCGACCTCGGCCAGCGACAGGAGGGGTTCCGCGCGGCGGTACTTACGTCTAACGCGGTGCGGCTTCAAGACTGACTCGGCAATCTCGTCGATCAGGTTGTCGACCGTACTAGCGTTCATATTCATCTCCAGTCCTCGATTTGGCTCTCTTCGTACTGCATCAGACACGCAAAGGCAAACGGTCCCATCTTCCCCCAATCACCTTGCGTGTAGACCGCGCCGAGTTCGCCGATGTTCTCGCCGGCCTTTGTGACCAGCATGTCCCACCCCAACTTCGCCGCCTCGCCTTTCTTACCGACATTCCTCTTGACCCGGATCTCGGCCGCCCAATCGGCTGCCTCGTCCATCGTCTCGTTGCCACGGTAGGTAAAGTCACCAGTCGGTGCGTTGTCCGCCCAGATTGCCTTGGACCGTGCCAAGATCACGATGTTGACTGTCTTTTTGACGTCCGGGGCCAACAGCCTTCTCCACGCCTGGTTTATGAGGTTCTTGGAGTCACCAAAATCATTTGCTCTGCCGCCGACAATCCCACGTGCAGCAATCGACAACAGCTCTGAGAATTCTGTCCCTGTATCGTAGCAGATCGTTCGTATCAGCCCTTTTTTGGCTTGCGCAACTGCCAGCTCGTGGTTCTTGACGACCCTGCGCACCTGGTCTCGCGCAACCTTCATTGCTTCATCTTTGGCCAGACGCGCGATCGTGTCCGGAGATTCGATCTGTGTATAGATGATACGGCGGCCGGCCTTAACCGCCTTCTTGACCGTGCGCTCAGACCGGGAGTCAAAGCTGATAAAGGCAATGGGGTCTGGCGTGAAGAAGGCGCCAAAGTGTGTTTTGCCGACACCCGTCCTGCCAAAGACGAGGCAGACCGTTCGGAAGTGTTCCGATCCGCCGAGGACAATGTAGTCACTGCCAGCAGGGATAATCGAGGACAGATTGGTGCTGTTGATTGGCTTGGCCATTTTATTAGATGTTCTCCTTTTACCTCTTTTACCGCCGTCGTCCGCCAAAATGTTCCAGTGCAACCTCGATCACCTTGCGGTCTTCATCGTCCATATCATCGACGTTCTCCAGCACCCATCGTAAGTAGCTCGGGTCGCGCTTGGCGACGTCGATTACCTGGTCTCCTGGCTCATTCCTGATAGTCGATCTTGCAGGTCCGTATTTGCCGAAGAGAAAACGGCCGCTGTCGTCGAGCCAGGCGCGCATGTTGCTAGTGCTCCTTCATCCCCGGCCACGGATAGGCCGGACTGCCGGCGAGCTTGTCCAAAAGTACGCAGGCGTGATAAAAGCCGGCGCGCTCAGTGTTCTCCTGTTGCATCTCCAGCTCCATGATTTCTAATCCCAGCACAACGCAGGCGCATACAAGCGCTGCGATAATGAGCTCCGACACGAACACGATGAATCGTCTCATCGTCCCTCCTCGGCAGCCCGAAGGGCGGCGAGCAATTCGCGGAACTCCTCTGGCAACCCTGGTTCCTGCTGCGCCATCGCACACACCTCCCGTCGCAGCCGGTCGAGCTTGGTGGCAGACTGGAGAGCAGGAGCGCAGAGGGCATCCTTGGCGCGCCGAAGATCGCCGACGCTGAAACGCGCGTAATCCGGCTCATCGTCGGTTCCAGCTTGCACAAGCGGAACCTCGGAATCATCGACGCCGGCTGCATCCCATACCTCGTACTCTGCGGCGAACGGCTTTAGCGCCTCCTGTGCCACCGCCAGCGCTGCCTCCAACTCAGCAACGCGCGCCAGTAACACCGCCATTCGCTGTTCTACTTGGTCCGTCTCTCGCCAATGCTCACGCAGCGCCGCGAGTCCGTCTTCGGGTCCGCTACCGAACATAGTCTGCTCTCCCCGTTTCTACCTTTCTGCCATTTCCGCCATCTCGTCACGATGCCTCAACAACATCTTCCAACACCCTTTCAACTCCCGATCAGTAAACTCCCTTTCCCACACGCGATGGATGGGACCGCTTCCTCTGTAGTCACCATTCACGTGAGTAACGTTAACGCGGCCGAGATTCAGCCCCAATCTATGAAGATAGCCGGCTATCTGGACCCAATACCAGAGGAAGTTGTCGCTATCTGCTGGGTGTGTTGACGACATCCATGTCAACTTGTCTTCTTCTACCGATCCTATCTTGACGCCAACGATATCAGGAGTTCCCGGAAAGTCGTCAACAATCAGCTCTCCAGGCTGTACGTATTCATCTGGAAAATGCAGCGCGCGCATCTGCATCAAGGCGAACTCCATCGCCTTGCCAAGCTGCAATCGTGTCATGTTGATCGGAGAGGGCTTGAAATGACCTAATCTCATAGCAAGGTCACGGATGACGTCGGACTGGTGAATGCCTGGGCTGCGATCCTTCATTGGAAGAAGGTACGGAATGCCTTCGGAAACGAGACGGATAGGACTTTTAAACATTGGACCTCAACGTCGGCATGGTCATCTCAGGTTTCAGACTCATGGAACCTGGTACGCTTCTGGCCCGATCGCCGCTTCTGTCTCGGATGTGAAGGCAACGACGCCGCGGATCTGACAGCCGGGAATCGTATAGGCTTCCTGGTTGCCAACGACGCGTGCGCACCAGTTCGCCTGATCGGCGCCACGGACCTTGAAACCGAGGACCGCGGTATCTTCATAGATCGAAATCCAACCCACAAGCACCTGCGTTCGGAGGCCACTCGGGATTGGAAGCCAGTCCCTTATCAGGACGGCGCCGTAAAAATCTTTGATCTGGAAAGGGTGTTGACTTTCCTTTTTCATAGGACTCTCCGTACGGTTATCGAACGACTCTCTGCCATCGCCGCTCGATCTCCGTCGTCACTTGCATAACATCATGCGCGTGCAACGCCTTGCTCCATTGTTTGTTGAACACCAACTTGGCGGATGGCGGCCACCACTCTGCTCTGTCAAACGCCGTCCGAAAAATCCAATGGTGTCCGTCGTTGTTAATTTGCAGAAGGATACGTCGGTCTCGGCACCATCCTTCTACCCATTCACGATGTTCGAGTGCGATTCCGAGCCTCCTTCTATGGCGCTCGCTGTTTGGTTCGTTCGGATCGAAGGGCGCCAACTTGCTTGGGCCGAGCGACCGAACATCATCAAACCGGCGGTTCGTCATAGAAGGACGTTGCTGATCGTCTACGTCGTCGTCTACGAGCCGAGCGGCTTGCCGTGTTCTGGCGGTCTCTTGATCTGGAGATCGAACTGCCGCCAGAGAATCGCCTCGTCGATCTTGGTGACGACAAGTGAAAGCTCTCGGCTCTTTGCCAAGTCCTCCAGCGCTGCCGCCCGCGCCTCGCGCAGGCGTCCCAGAATGGTATCGTTCATCTTTGTCTCTCCTCTCTTATCTCGTGCTCCGATCGTTCGTTACTTGGGCAGCGAGAACGTCGCCGTCTTCGGGTCGAAGTCGTAAGGGCGCAGCAGCTCACCCTTTTTGTTGGTTGCGGTCAGGTACTTCACGTTGTTCAGAAGCGCGATGGCCTCCGAGCGGTCCTTCTTGTTGTCGAACTCCGCCGAGACGAGCGGGGCGATGTTCGGCTTGCGACCGCCCGTCTTCTTGAACTTGGGCAGCGACAACACCTTCACGACCGCGTCGTCGAAGCGATCCTCCATGCTGGCGTCGCTGGCGTCTTCCTCGGTCTCGTCCTCCTCCTCACTCTCGTCGGCCGCTTCATCCTCCTCTGTCTCCTCTTCGGCTTCTTCGCCCTCGGCTTCCTCGGCCTCCTCCGTCTCCTCCTCCTCGTCCTCCTCTTCGGGCTCCGGCGCGGGCTTCTTGCCACGACGGGCAGGCGCGGGTGCAGGTGCCGCCTTCCGCTTTGCCGGGCGGCCCTCCGGCTCGTCCTCGGCCTCGTCCTCGTCATCCTCTCCGCCACCAACGTCACGATGCTCGACGTACTCGGCCAGGACGAACACGGTCTTCTCGAAGCCGCCCTTCTTGGTCTTGGCGTTGTCCTCACCTGCACCCGCACCTGTCAGATCGCCGACACCGACGCCTGAGTTCAGGCCACCGCGCTCGGGCTGCTTCACCCGCACCCAATAGCCGTAGGTGCCGTCGAGGAAGCTGAACGCAGGGCCGATGAGCTTTGCCGGAAACTTGGCGTCGGCGAGGGCGTCGTAGAAAATCTTCCAGTTGCTGTTCTTGGAGATTTTCTGCCCCGGAGTGACAGGCGCCAAACAAACCCCTTCCAGCTCGTCGAGGTCGATGTCGTCCGGAACCTCACCGTTGGCGAGTGCTGCGTAGTCCTCGAAGCTGGCGCCGACAGCGGTTTTGCCATCGTTTGACGGTACGAGGAACGTGAGGTTACCGAGGCTGATGTAGACAGGGTCCATTCCGTCATCCCACCCGCTGCCGGGATCGGGTTGCATGTCGAGACGGACGGCCAGCGAGTACTTCGGCTGTGTGCCGTTGTAGTTCGTTGCGACCGCCCGCGCCTTGAGGACGGTGGCGTACAGGTTCTCGGGAAGTCCGGAGCTGAACTCTCCGAGCGAAACGCCGCCGATAGCTGCTGCCGCTTGATCTTTTGAACTTGAACGTGTGCCTGTGGCAGGGCGGCGCGACGGCGGCGCTGATCTGCCAGCCGGCCGGCCCGTTGTGCGAGTTACCATTTGCCTGTGTCCTTTCTATCGGTAGGTTTGTGAGTGTCACGAGAAAACTCCGGTAAGTGCGCGCGGTTGTCACGGAGCGCGCGATCTCTGCGATACCGACCCGTGCAACGCTGGCGGTCCTGGGATCGGCTCGCCAGGTGCCAACTGTCGCCAGGCGGCCCTGAAATAACCAGGGAACGCCCCCTGCATCCGGAAATGGCGCCAGTGAGCATCACTGATGAACGTGTAACCCCAATCCGTCGTCGATCGGTTGATCCGCCCTGCCGTCTGTTGCAATGATACGGCAACCAAGTCAATCAGATACCGTTTGTCGCGCCTGGCACGCGCCTTGGTAAGTGGCTCTTTGGCATAGACATATGGCACTCTGAACAGATACTGGAAGCGCGCCAGGTCTCCAGGGAAGTCATGCCCCTCTTCGACAATCGGCGACACCAGTACGCACGGCGCTTTTGAGAGCTTGAATGCCGAGAGCGCTTCGTCTTTGGTGTTCTTACGATGTGTTAACAACAATTCACGGTGTCTGGATGTCTTGAATATCATCTCTGCGTAGTCGTACGATCTGGAGTGAACGATTCCCTTGAAGCCCTGCCATCTGTCGATGACAGAATCAATCCTATTGACAACGATTTTCAGTTCACCCTCGCTCATTTTGCTGTCAATGTTGATCGGTGGCGAGGTTGGTGCGTAGATGAACGGCCGCAGTCGCGCCGGGAACGTCGATGGCAGCTCCTGGAACTCGAACTCCCCGGCACCGATTCCAAGTCGTGGCGCATCCGCCTTCGACAACGTTGCCGAGCATAGAACCACCCGCCCAATCCCACGAAACAGATGGCTCTCGGCATAATCGCCTGACCAGACAGGGCAGAGGCGTGCGAATCGGCGATTGTGATTATGACTGTTTTCCGCAACAACCCACTCCCGCTTGCGCTCGGTCGTCTCAGCCGACAAGCGCGCCAAATCCCTTCCAAGCTTGGTCAGGCGCGCCAACGTCCGGCTATCTCCACGCGCGTCACGGTGGGCAGCATACTTCTCCCTCGCAAGCGGCAGCATCTCGGCAGCCCACTCGACCCACCCGTCGATCGTCTCGGCGGAAGAACCGGATGGGAGTTGTCGGCCAAGGAGCGCGCCGATCACCGAGGCGTGGAACTTGACACCGACCAGGGAAACGAAATGATCGGAATAGACGAGGGTATGCGCCTCATCCAAGACGATCAAATCGAACTCGCCAAGTCGGCTCGGGTCGCCGGCAAGCGCCATCGTAACCCAATGAGCATAGTTCGTAACTACGCAGGAGGATTGTCGCGCCGTCTCGATGTCAGCCCAATAGCCGCATGTGCCAGACTGTCGTGCTGTGCATTGGAGGTCGGCCAGCTCGCCGGTGTCGTCGAGAGACAAGGTGGCACACGGGTAGTTGGAGTGGCCGCGCGTGTCGGCCAATCCAATTGGTTGCCAGTCGAGCATCAGTTGCGACTGGAGGGGTTTGGTGACGACTAGGATGAGAACGCGGGCGCCAAGAGCCCGGGCCGCGGCGATGTAGATGGCCGATTTGCCGCTGCCGGTTGGTGCGCGGAGGAGGTCAAAGCGACGCGAGTTGGAAACGAGAGATTCGATGGCCGACAGTTGGCCGGTGCGGAAGGCCACAAACTTTGGCGGCAGGTTGAGAGTGGCGGGAGTCAACATACTGGACGGTTCATTCTTACGTCAGTTCGGTTTGCTGTCTTGTTTGGCCAACCGTTGCCAACCTTCGACGACCGAGCGAGGCGTACCTTTTTCGACATGAATCAGGCGCGTCTTGGTCTGTTCGTCTGCTGCCCCTTTCGCTGACGCAGATGGTTCGGGCATTTGGTGCTATGCTTCCTCTTCTTCGTAGAACAGCACCTCGGCGACTTTGACGAGCCGATATCTGCGCTTTGGTATTGGCCGATCGACGATCAGATGATCTTGTTCGGCAAATCTGATCGGCGGCTGTCCGTAGCACGGCAGTTCAAAGATTGCCTCGTGACGTGGCACCTCGATCTGCTGCGTACACCCATCCAGAGTCCGGAGGATTGCCAACATGGTTCCGGTACTAGAGCACAGCCGCTAGGTGCCTGTCAAGCCCCCATACACAAGCCCTCCGTCCGACCGGGTCCAGACGGCGGGGCTTGACACGCCCCTACCTTATCTAGTACTGTCCTCGCCGCGATGGGACGCCGCAACCCCAAGCAGCCGGCACCGGAGCCCTCGACGCCCATCCGCCCTCTGACCAAGGCCCGGTTCGCCGCCCTCGACAAGATCCTCGGTCCAGGTAAACGATATCGAATCGCCAAGACGGCGTGTCTTCATCGGCGACATGTGAGTCGCGTCATTCAAGGGTACAATCGCGCCAGCTTCGAGGCGATGACGCGGATCGCGGATGCGGCAGGGATCGGATTGGATGATCTCCGCGCATACATTGCGACGGTGAGGTTGAAACGAGAACAGGCGGAGGCACGGCGCGAACGTGAGGCGACGAAGATGGCGATAAAGGCAACGGCGAAGACGACGGCAGCAAAGACGACGGCGGCAAAGATAACGGCGACGAATGAGGTGGCAGCGTCGTGAGCAACCCACAACCCGTTCCAACCATCCTCGTCCCTCTCGAAGCACTGGAGAGTCTGTTGGAAGCCGGCACCGCGCATCTCGTCAGTCAGCAAGCGCGAGGTGTGCTATTGGAAGAGAGAGCAAGTGAATTCAGGAAGACGTTACGTGAGATGCACAGTTTGTTGGCGTTGGCAAAGTTCGATGCGCGTTTCCCGACTGCGGCACGACCGATGAACGGGGAAAGGTTAAAGGAAAAGGAAGAGATATCAGAATGAGCAACACAAACATCAATGACATCAACCCGAACCTCGATCGTGAGCTACAGCAGATCGACGCCGCACTCGCTCGCGCCTGCGATGCACTGGAGAGCGATTCCGACTTCGACAGCCGCCGCGCTGCGTTCGAGCAGATCCAAGAGCTGTACGAGCCAGGGAGGCTGATGTGCGAAATCGCCAGAGTAAGACTAACCACTCCGGCCGCTCCGACTGCAAATAGCAGACTAGTGTTGGAGCCTAACGATCGTGTCTACCATCGTCACAAGGATCTGTTCGGAAAAGTGGTCAGTGTTGCGTTCAGCAGCGTGTACGGAGAGATGGTAGCTTTCGTCAAGTACGAGCCGCCATGGGATCAGAGGCTGCCGGCTTACGGCGTTCCTTTTTCCGAACTCCGACCTGCCAATCAGATCGAATAGAGTCCGCCCAACACCTGCCTAAATCTCTCTTCAAACTGTCCAGGTTTCGTAGCGCCGAGCGACGAGTTATACCGTCGTTTGTGCAGCACCGCCATCCCTGCAACATCATCCGCTGCCGGCAGCTTATCTGGAAACCTGTAATAATGCACGCGACAGATCGCACATGCGTAAAACAGGTTCCCAACAAGCTGATCGACTAACGGCAAACCGTCCGCCGTTAGCATCATGACCTTTGCTCTGAGGTCAGGCTTGAACTTCAGGAAGTTGGCGTGAATGTCGTTGTGAGTTGCTGGCTCGCACTGCCACAAGCCAAGCGCAGGACCACTGCCAAGTTGACGGAGATAGCGGAACCCGTCACTTTCCAGTGCGGCCGTTCCCATAACCAAACGTTCGGCCGATTCACTCCACAGCGCCAGTCGTCGAAGAGTTGGTGCAACGACGTAATCGCGGAGCTGGCGAGGATCGAGGCCGTAAGTTGTCATCAGCGCCAGACGGCAGTAAAAGCTAAGGCGAGTTTCCAAACAAAAACTGCGATACAAACAATAGCCATAACGGTGAAGGCACCTGCGAAGAACCAGGTGTCTAAACTACCTGTATCTTTATGCTCGACTGCCATTACAACAGCTCCAAACCTGTCGCTCCGTGACGCACGTGGTACAGGATGTCGCCCTGCGGCAGCACGTGAGTCTCGTCTGACAGCGGGGCACCACTGACTTCGCCACCGGCGATCAGGCGCTGGTCGTCTTGCAAACAGTGGAGTCGATACGGCTTCTGCCGCCAGGCCCTTTCCTTGCCTGCCCAGACGGCCGGCGACGGCCCGATGCACCAGGGTTCACCGCCTTCATCGCAACCGGCCGCCGAGATCCCTACTGTATTACCACCTTCTTGACTCTCAATCCAGACCGCAACACCGTGCGAGGTCCGGTAGTAGTGCGTCGGGGCGATCGTTCCCCATTTGGGCGCATCGCGGACGGACGTGCTCACGGAATCCCGCACGGCACCGATCGCGCTTGTCTGGATCTCGGGCGCGAGAGCGAGGAGCTGGCGCGACAGATCCCCCTCCGGCGCCTTGTTCTGCGGTCCTTTGTACTTGAACGGCTTGACCCACCGGAACGGTTTGCCAATGGCAAGTGTTAGTGCGAAATCGGATTGTACCGGATCTAGAGGATGACCGGAACTCCGAGCGCCGCAGCGTACGGACTGGAAGCCGAAAGGGCGCTCCACGCTGGCGAGGACTTCCAACGTCCAATATAGCCGAAGCCAGTCGTGCAGGAAGTCGCGCAACCAGACGGGAGAACTCGGTGCGCTCGCCCATCGGTACGCTAGCAGGTGCGCCCGCAGCGTCCGGCTCCGGTAGATCCGGCTGCCGGGTTCGATGTCCTCGAACGCCGCCTTGCTACGTTCCGCCTGCCATTCCCATGCCTTCAACGTCCGCTCAAGCGTGTCTTGGCGGTAGAGGCGAAGGGCATTCTTTTCGGCCGCGATGTTGGGTGAGCCGCCGATTGTTGGCCACTCGTGCGGGAACCGACTCAAAAAATCAAGTGGCGGACAGGGGCGACCGGCGAGGATCGCGTTGATTGCATCGTCGCGGGCCGTGTCAAAGTCGTTGTCACTCAGACGGCTGGAATTTGGCATACCGATCTCACTCCTGCGACTCCTGCGATCGCATGAACGACAGCGTACATCCGATCGCCGGATACGCCTGGCTGCCGTCAATCCCGGTTGTGTCATAGCGCACGACCAGGCCAATGGCTACAGCAATGACCGGCCCGCCGCCATCTCGGCTTGGCACCCAGGCGAGCCCGGTGCCAAGCGTCTCAGCGCCCAGGACCGCCACCCAGGAGAGCTTGCGCCAGCGTTCGAGGGCTAGGCCGGCGCCGATGTCGCAGCCCGGCTGGTCGCTGTCGGTGTCGGTCGTGCGGACGATGCACCAGGCGCCGGCTGAGAGAGGCGAGGGCCGATCGGGCTCCTGAGCAGCAAGCGGAGTGGCCACAAGGAGGAACGCGATGAGTCCGAACTTCATGGGCCTCAGCCCCGGCTACTCCTCGCCAGCGGCTTGAACCACAACCTCGTGGCACAGCCTCATCTCACACAACGTGCCGTACGTGGCGGCATTGATCCCCATCGGAAACCTCCCCGTCGCTTCCCGCCGGCACCGGCGACTGAAGCCACTCCGCGACCCGTCCGGTAGTCGGTGCCGGTAGACGCAGCGCGCATAAGCAGCCTCGACCGGGGTGTATTTCTCATGCCCAAAGGCGTACCACCTCCAGGAATAGAACTGGATGGGGTGGCTCGGATCGCCGGTTGAGGTGCAGGCAGTGAAAAGTGCCGCGGCGATGAGTGATAGAAGAAGCAGGCGAAAGCGCATCGGGTTCTCCTTAAGAGAGCGGACTCATTTGCTTGGATTCTATTCCTGTTCTGCTCACCCTACTTCTTCAACTCCCGCCGCAGCTCCTCCAGCTCCGCTAACGCATCCTTCGATCGCGGCTTGGGATCACCCTCGACTTTCTTGCTTGTCTGCGTGCTGTACTTCCAGCCGTTCACGGCAGCCGTGGCGGTCCCGCCGGCCGCGAGCCCCATCATGAGGAAGTTGGCAACGTCAGCACCCATCCCAGACACCAGCCAGGCTACTAGGCCGATGAGCCCGCCGATCCCAACGCAGACGGCCCTACTCAGATCCTCGGCCCACTGCCAGCGCCGAGCGAGCTGAGTTAGAATCGGGGCGATGACCCCGGTGATGATGCCGGTGACAAGCAGCTCGTTCTGCATGGTCAGTTCTCCTTGCCGACGATCAGCGCGTACGCCGCCGCCACGCCGGTCTCTTCATCGTAGCTCAGGGCTCGCCAGTCGCAGACGACGTAGGTGCCGTCGGCGCACTGGTAGCGATTCACGACGCGCACCTTCTGGTAGGTGGCTCCGGCCTCGGCCCGCACGGTCTTGTCGCGGTCTGACGGGTGGAGGAGGTCATACCAGCCACTGCCGTGCAACTCTTCCGGTTGGCGCCCAAGTGCCCGAAACCAGTTCTTCGAGGCCCAGACGATGCTCGCGTTCGCGCCGGGTCGCTTCCCGTTAGGGATCGGCGAGCTAATGATCCAGCACAGGCCGGTTTCGTCCAGTAGCCAGGCAACATCTTCGTTCTGCCGCTTGCTGACCAGGAGCTGGCGCACGAGTCCGGGCGCAATGCGCTTGAGGAGCGTGACCTCGGCCTCGGCCTGGTCCAGCTTCGCCAGCAGCGCCGCCAGCCTCTCCGCGTCCGCCTGGCTCTTAGCCCACAGGCTCTCAAGTTGCTCCCACAGTCTCTCGGCGGTGCCGACGTAGCTGGCAGTCGTCTCGGCCGCGAGCTTCTTGCGCTGTGCTCGGACGAGCCACAATGCGCCCCCGCTTCCGGCGAGGGTCACGAAGATGGTGAGTAGGACGGTAATCCACCACGGGATAGCGAGCCTCTTTCTACCCGCCCCCGCCGAGGAACGAGATGATCCCGATCGCAGCTCCGATCAAACCCACAGCGCCGATCAGGATCGCCCATCCGAGACTCAGGCCGGCGCTCTTGCCGCCAGCCGTTGCCCGCGACTCCACCAGGCTCTCCATTCGCGCCACCAGCTTCTCCATCATCGGATCAGCCACAGTGGACCGTCCCGCACCTTCGTACTTTGCACGCTCCAGCTCCGAAAGGCGCTTCGTGATTTCGCCGGTGATCGCCGTTTGCGCCGCTGCCAGGGTAGACGCGCTGGTCGCAACCAACGATCGCAGCGCGTCGGCCGAAGTCTGGACCTGCGCAGCGAGCACGCTGGCCTGATCGGCGGCCCGCTCGCTAGCAACAGACACCGCGTTGACATCCACGACGCGGATGGCGTCGATTCTCTTTGCCTCCGCCTCCCGCAGCTTCTCCTGATAGTCTGCCGTCAGCTTCTGAATCTCGGCAACGTGCTTCTCCGACTGCTCACGTAGGTCGTCCTCGCGTCGAATCTCTGCCGCTCTTAGATCGTCGAGTCGCTTGACCGCCGCTTCAACCAGAGAAAGAACGTTGGCGCTCGGATCGTAGGCGATGTTCCCGGCAGAATCAATCGCCATGCCGGACGATCCCGGCGGGCTTGCTGTGCGGGACATCCCGTATCTTCCTCCGGTCGTGGACTGCGGGGGTCTAGCAAACTACGGGCGGAGAAAAAGTGGGAGGGGTCGCCCTGACCCCTCCCCGGGAGGGTGGGTGTGCAAGAAGCCGCTCCGAGCAGTAGAGAGAAGGGCCGACCCGTGCCGCGCCGTGACAGGGACCGCAACGCGGTACGGCCCGGTCGTCTGGTGCCTCGGCGGAGCACCGTCGCTGGCGTAGGTCCGGCTGCCTGCCTACTACTGGTTGTGGCTGCCGCACGGAGGATAGGATAGCGCAGAGGCGGGTCTGGGGTCAAGCCGGCGCTAAGGCGAGGAGGTGGCAGGGCGGAGGGATTCTTTTAGGGGCTTGACAGGCGCCTACAAGTGTGCTCTGATGTTTGCTACGGCAAAGGAGGCCCAGGATCGTGAAGCATTTCAGTTACGATACCGTGAAGGTGCAGATCGTAGCGCCGATGTCACCTGAGCGCGAATGGCTGCGCGGCCGATTCGGCACAGTCGTTCGCATCCGGACCGGCGACGATTGCGCTTGGATTGACATCGAAGGCGAGGCACTGCCAGGCAACCTTCGCAGTTTCCCGCACAGCAACTTGCGCGCTAACCACATCATTTGTGCTCCGGAGGAGTGCGAGGCCGCTAAGTGAGAAGTCGCGCCCTCGTCTTCTCCCGAGCCGTTGAGGAGTTCGATGACAGCCCTCCCGCCGCCAGTCTAATTCTTGCCAGTATAACAACGATGAGCGCACCGATCCTCGTAGGTCCGCGCGAGAGACGGCGATTGGTGGCGTATATGATCCGGGAGTGGCGAGCAGCGAGTGCGCGGTGCGTCAGAGCGTTGTTACGGGAGAAGGCGGTGGAGATGCAGAAGGAGGAGGAGGAAGAAACGTGCGTCTAATCCGTGAACTGGCGCGTTCCGTAGCCTTGGGTGCTTTCCTCTTGGCTGTCTTTCAGGTCTTCGTGCATCCGGACGGGGCGGCAGAGGCTGCCCTACCGTATCTTTGCGTGTCTGTAGTAACCTCGCTGTTAAGCATCGCTTGGCGCGACGAGGACTGAGACAGAGGAGATGAAACTGCTGTGACAGCAATCTTCGGCCGTCTCATCGAATTCCTGCGTAGCCTGCGCCTCTGGGTTGCCGTAGCTCCGTGGGAGCAAGGCATCGCTGTACGGTGCGGATGCCGTGTTCGCCGAATGGCCCCCGGTCTGCATCTCTGTATTCCAGTCCTCGACAAGGTTCATGTTCAGAACAGCCGTCTGCGTATCGTAAACGTGCCAACACAGACACTTTCAACAAGTGACGGTAAAACGCTCATTGTTGGCGGCTCGCTATGCTTCCGGATCGTTGACTTAGAGAAGTTGCTTGCCACGTTGCATCAACCAGAAGACGCCCTGATTGAACTCGTGCAGGAGCGCGTGGCTAATCATGTCAGCTCGTCGTCGAGCATCGGGCTTACAAGCGCAACAGCAGCACCGGATATTTCACGGACGCTCGCGGTAGAGCACTATGGGCTTGCGGAGGTCCGCTTCTTCGTGACAGACTTCGCGTTCGTTCGCACTTTGAGACTAATTATGGATCAGCGCTATGCAAGTTATGGCAACACAGTACAACTGGAACCGCCGCCGATCGACTAGGATGCAATTCTATAGAAAAGTAGCATCTCCGCCCCCGTCGGTGCTGCACCACCGCTCGGCACCTCAACACATCGCGCCCGCAGCCGAGTGAAGCGACCGATCTTCCTCACCTCCGGGATCGCCGCCGCGTCCTGAAGCACCGTTGCATTGTAGGCGAGTGCAGGACGACGATCCTCGGTGCCAGAAGACGTGAAAAGAGTCGTCCATGCGGCACCATTCCAGTATTCAATGTCGAGCGCGGTACGACCGCCTGTCCCTGCGCCAACATCGTCCAGCGTCAGAAGCACGGCAACGGGCAGTGCCAGATAACCGTCCGTTGCAAGCGGCCAACTTGCATAGTCGGCATCATTAACCGCCAACCCACCAGTCATTCGGAAGCGAACCGTGCGCTGTCCAAGAATCTGCCGCTCATCCTTCAAGCTCGTAAACGTCGTACCATCCGTCACACCGGACCACAGCAACAGTGCCCGCGGATCGGAACGGTTTTCGGCAACCTCCAAATCTCCACTTGGCAACAGCCACAGTCGTACTGGATCAGTGCTCGCCGGGAACGTAACGCTGCGCTCCGTCTCCAACCGAATCAGGCTGTCGTCCACCAGCGCAACACCCGGATGCAACGTGCGCGTAAGCCCCGCCCCGGTCAGCGCGAACAATCCGTAGCCACGCCCACTTTCGTAGATGTCCTCGGCAGCGATCGCAGCATCGAAGTCACGGTGGACGTAGGCGAGGTGCCGGCCGATGCTCTTCTCCGGGCGGGCGTCCAGCGAGCGCGGGGCGGTCCCCTTCGTCCCCTTGGTCTGAACGATTCCAGCTCCGGCTGTGTCCTTCGCCAGCTCCGCCCAATAGGCTTGCCCGGAGGCCAAGGCGCCGTCTGAGGCGTCGCCCGTAACCTCTTCCTGGTGTTCCAGGATTGCATAGGGTTCGCCTGCCAACACCCCGACGATATCGGCAACCGTCACGAACTCGTCCGGCGTCCCTGTTGGGGTTACGGCGCCGCCCTGCGCAATGTACGTCGAGAGGCCATCGCCGAGCCCCGAGACGATGCCCTGACCACCAGCCTCGTACAGACCACCAGCGAGTGCAATGGCGGGCCGTTCGTAGTCCACGGCCAGCAGGATTTCCAGCGCCTCGCTTGCGGCGCCGCCAGGTACGACCAGCTTCATGCTTAACGTGCGCGCGGAGTTCGGCGCAATGTTCGGGACGCGGAATGGGCGCAATCGGCCCATCGGCGTCGGGTTGGATGTATATGGCGTCGCGTTGCCAACAACTCCCGTCGCCCGAATCTGAATCCACCGCTCGCGTGCCGTTCTGCTTGCTTGGCTCCAAGGACCGGGCGGAATCGGCGGATCGGCGGTCGGGTCGCCCGGATCGCGCGTGAGAAAATTGATGCTCGCTCCTGTCAGCTCGTCGGCAGTGTCGTCGCCCTTGCTGTTCCACAGCTCGAATTCCAACTCGTCGGATTCCAAGCCAGCAGGGACCGGCGCGCCGTTGAGCGTCAGGGTGAACGTGCCGAGGAGCGCCGTCCCGCCGCTCGCGTAGATCGCTGGGTTTGCTGGTGGCATTGTCGCTCCTCAGTCTCTGCACAGCATGACGTGCGGCAGTTCGCCGTTCGGGCCGGGCTGTACCGTAATCCGTTCAGGCACCGCATCCGCTGGGTAGGCGCTGCCCTGCACGGCGAGGCGCAGCAGCTTGTCGGTTGGCCCCGTGTCGCCCGGGAACGTCGCCGGGTAGACCGCGAACTGCCCGCCGCTCGGGGCGACAGAGATTCCTCGGCAGTCGTCCAAGCCCCAGGTGTCCGGGATCAATGCGAGTTCGGGCGAAGCGGGACCAGCGCCAAGCAAGCCCACCGTGAGGTTCCCCGATGCGAGCCGCGCCAGCCGAGCGGAACGATTCCCCGATACTGGCCAGCCGCACGAGACGGCAGCGGCGGTTGCCGGATCGACCAAAACGCGCCCGCGTCCTTCTTGCCAGACACCCGAAACAGTCGAAGCAACATAAGGGCACGCACTTGTATTGGCTGTAGTATCAAGCGCTGGGAGCTGCCAGTCTAGTCCAGTGCCACAAAGGACACCAGCCACGTCAAGATCAGCAACTGTCAATTGCTCAGGATTGTTGACCCAGAAGTCGACCGGATTGAAACCATCGTTTTGGTCTACAGGAAGAGCTAGCAGATGCCAGTTTGGAGAACCGAGGCTCGCACATACGTATACGAATTCGCCGGCACCAGGCCACACTGGTCCAGCATGAAAGAAGTAATACAGGAAGTCGCCAACAGTCGGTCCAGACCCACCAGCGGCCCCGGTACCAATATCCCACCATAGAATGCTACTTACTGGATAGGCGCTGAATATAGCGCCGAAGAGCAAGAAGTCGCCGCGCGCATGGACTCGCTGCCAAGCGGATGCCTGTGTTAGAACTGGACCGTAGAGATAATCGCTGACCCGCAACTCTGACAAGAAGGCGCCATCCGCGTAGAGCCATGCGCGGAGCCGCCACGCCCCCGATGTCGTCGGATGCTCCTCGGCGAAGATTCCGAGGTATGTGTTCCGCGTTGCGGCGGGAATCGTCTCGACAGGCGGTGTCACCTGAAAGTCAGCGGATCGGATACTTGCGTTGATGGCAAACTCGGAGGCTCCGCGGCGGTCTGCGGTGGCGCCAGCAATCAGTAATTCTCCGGGCGTGCCGGTATAGGAAGCAGCGAGCGCATTTTCACCTGGCGCGTAGCTACGATGTCCATCTACCGGGATCGTGTAGAGCTGGTCATTGCAGAAGTTTTTCACGACGGCCAGCGACGGGCTCTTCATGGCCACGACTTGCACAGGCCGGAAGTCCGCCTCCTTCTGCCGCCGCTGCGCGCTGTAGGAGCGGAGATTGCGGCCAAGGATGCCGCCGAGGCCGATCCCGACGCCGCCGGAATGAGTTGCGCTACCCATGGGGTATACTCCGCAACATGACTCTGCCCGCCTCGCCAGACCAGTGGAAGAAAGAATCGGAGGATGAGCGCGCGAAACGGCACCGCCGCTCACCGATGCTTGAGGCTATGAAGAAGGCGCTGCGCATCGCTCCTGATCCACAGATCACGCCGCCAGCGGCGGATAGACCTTCCCCACGAAGAGACTGACGCACGGAGTCGGGAAGACGCCGGCCGCGTATTTGCCGCCCCAGACTTCTACGTCGTGATCGAGCCCCATGCCATTGGCTCGGCACTTCACGTGCCCCCAGTCGCCTTCCTGGATCTGGAAGTTGGCGGCCGTAGCAAAGACGGCGCCGTGGGCACAGGACTGCCGCACGATGTGCAAGGCCGCCTCGGCCAACTCCTCCACCGTCTCGGCCCACGGGAGCGAAGTCTTCACCTCGCGCGGCTCGTGCGTCGCGTAGAGGCTTGGCACACTCAGCGTCACCTTAATCTGCTGCGACTCGGTTGGTCGCGCGTTGCGGGCCGCCTCAACTTCTTCCGGCGTCCCGAAGAGCGCGGGATCGAACGCCTGCGGTCCTTCGGGCTGGATACGTTCGACTGCGGGCGGTGCCCCGTCGCGGCTTTCCGTCCTGCCGCCCGCCCAGACCGGTCCGGACCCGTTCCACGTGAAACTCGCACTCACGGCAGTATGCCCGGCCTCGCCTTGGTCGGCTAGATAGACCGTTTCATTCCAGCCCGATAGGTCGAACGACTCCTGAGCCTCAGCGAAGGTGTCTCCACCGGCGTATTGGTAGGCCGTTCCGGGACGGCGAACGTAGGCGTGCTGGAAGGTGACTTCCGACTTGACGTAGCCGTCGTCGGTCGAGTCGATAACCTCAACTTGCCGCCCGACCTTGCGGAATACCTCGGCTGCTTCGGAGACGCCTTCGCCAGAGCCGGTTGTGAGCACGCCGGTGTCGGGATCAACCTCCTCCCACGATACGCCCGGAACGGCCGTCTTGAGCGCGCGGCGGATTTGGTAGAAGGCGAAGTCCTCTCGGATGGAGCCGAGCCGGAAGCCGCGACGGGGCGGCGGGCTGAGTTCTACGCCGTCCACGAAGAGCCCGCCTTGCGCCACGAGCTTGGCTTCCGGATCGGTGACGTTGTGCTCGCCGGTAAAGCCGAAGTTAGGACTATTGTAGTAGTGATTTACGACAGCCCGGGTCAGAAGCACGTCCGGGCGCTCGAACTTCCAGGTGTAGGCCGGCTCGGAATCGTTCGCGGCGGCTCCCGCGCTGAGGTAAACACCGGCCCGACAGTTCCGCACGCCGCCACCCGCCCATACGTACCGTGCAGCCTCTTCCCGACGCCAGCCGTAGACCTCGGTAATCTCGGTGAGCAGAACGCCGCACCGATAGACGAGAATCGTTCGCGTGCGCGTTAGCTGCTGGCGGGTCGGTGCGATCGTCGGCGGGGCGAGACCGGTCAAGGCGCAGTCCCCCCCCTGGACGTAGCTTGCCTGCCACGGCGAATACATACCCTCGACAATCACCTCGCGCGGAGGCTTGCTCTCGATTCCGCATTGCTCGTTGTCGTCGCGGACGATCTGCTGCGTCCCGGTAAGCGTTACGTCTGTCACGACATCGCCCGGATGCGTCGTCTCGACATCCGCCACGAGCAGCAGATCCCGCTCTTCCAAGTGGAAAGTCAACGGTTTCCGGATGCCGAGCTGCGGGTTGATAACGAACCCCACACGATTCTTGAGGAGCGCCCGGCCCTCTGTCTCCAGTAGTTCCTGCGGGAAGTCGATCGGGTTGCCATCCACAAGCTGCACTTCCTTGAACATCTGCCGACCAGGTTCAAGCTGGAAGCGAGTCTCACCTGCAAGCGCTAGGATGGCCTGAACGATTCTCCCTCGGTAGAGCCCATGCCCGGCAGGCGCCACGTAGGTAACGGAGCGGCGGTCCCACCGGGCCATTTCGTCCCCGCCATTGAACTCCTCCGTGTACCCGGCAGCCCCAGCCCTTCGCCGGGAGTTGTCAACCAGCCCGCGCTTGATTAGCGGAAAGCGGTGCGTCCCCGTAGCCGTGCGATAGGTGCCGTACACGTCCACCGGCTGCTTACCCATACCTGGGCCGACGCGATCGTAGGGAGACCCGAAGCGGGCGGCCGACGCAGGCAGGGGCATGCCGAATCCGAATGTCTGAATCGGGCGGTCCAGCGCACGGTCCGTCTCAATGAACAGCAACTCGGAGAGCGATACGAACGCGCCGCCCACCGCGACCTCCATGCCGCACTCTTGGCGGGCGCCGTCCCGCGGGCGCGCAGCATCCGAGGTGCTACCGTCTACTTCCGCCGAACCCGCAGCCTCAAATGGGCGGAGCGAGTCGCCCCCGAAGATGCCGGGGTCGAAGATGCCGGGGTCGAAGGCGCCAGACGGGGGCGACACGATGACCGCCGAGCCTTCAACCGAGCGCCCCGCGACGCCCACGATCGTCGCCTTCCCGGCAATGGCAAGCGTCGGCAACCGGCTCTCTCCTAGCTCCCGACCTCACCAGCGAGGAATGCGGCGTTCGTCCCGGTACGGAACCAGAGGAAGCGCGCGGTGGTCGGCGTGCCCGACGCCTCTGATGAGTTCACGAACCGACCGATGCTCCAGGCGTTCGGCTCCGCGCTCAGCGTCTCGCTGCCGACCGGAATCCAGGTTAGGCCGTCGCGCGAGACGTACGATGCGAGGGTCAGCGTCGAACTCGTATATCTGAACTGCAAGTAAACCGGCTGATAGAGGACCAGCGCGCTCGCCGTGGCAATCTCGGCGACGCTCGACGGGGCGGTCGTGTAGTTGGCCGTAGACCCGTGGCGCACGTTCGCTACGCCGGTCCCGTTCTCGCGGATGCTGAGAGTGCGGAGAGCTGTCGGTGTGCTTTCGGTGCCGGCCACGAGCAAGATAAGGCCAGCAAGACGAGCGCTTGACGCACCGCCAGTCACGCAATTCCAGGACGGACTGAGCTTTGCGGTGACGGTGAAATCAGTTGCCACGGCCGGCCCATCAACCCAGCGGACGCGAAGGTTGGCCGAGCCGGCACCGACCGTTGAGAGTAGCGCGCTGTCGAGTTCCGCGACGTCCGTTGCGCCGCCCTGGTTCGCCCACCGCCACGTCGCCTCGAACCCGTCCAGGAACTCGTCGGAGCACGAAGCGACGAGCCCAGACGACGGCTTGCGGTCAGGGTGATACTGTGCACCTTCTGGCGATCCGCCGCCACTACCGCCCGCCAGCAGATCGAGAAGATTGTCGAACAATCTGCCTTCTGTTTCGGCCAGCGTCCAGGGACGGCCGATGGTACTCGGGTAGTCGGCGATTGTGAACTCGCTCATCCGAAGCTCCCTATCACGCCCTCGCTTAATGTTGTGCTGACGCGAAGGTCGTTGACGTCGGCGATCTCGTATCCGAACCCTAAAATCACAACACGGAAGGCCGGCATATACCACACGGCCAGTTCGCCCGTGTCGTTGGCCAACACTGATTGTCCAGTAACTGTTGCTGCATTGGCGTCTTCCACACCGTCGAGATAGAACCGCGGCGGATGCGTTATGCTTGTAACCCCAGGAACAACTGCCGAGGCCAGTGGTCGTGTCAGCGAATAGACAGAACCGGAGGTTGCAGGGAAAATATCTGCCAACCACAGTCCAGGGCAGAAGTAGATCAGTCGTCCAACCTGTCGCGACAGTTCAAAGCGAATGAAGTCCTCTTCACGATCTACCAAGAACCTCACGCCGAACTCGCGTTTGTCGCCAACAAGCGGCGCCGCGGTTCCTCGATACGGAACTTGAACGATATGCGTCCTGGCCAGCGTTTCAAGAAGAATCACCCCGTCACTGGCAGCAACGGAAAGCCCACCGCCCTCGACCTCCGGCCAATCGCGGTAGAACTGACCGTCAAGATAGATCGAGCCATCCTGTGGCAGACCCTGATGGCCGAAGGGTGGAATCCAGTTAATGAAGCCGCCATCACCGCTCATCGGCAACTCCTCCGCTTTGCTCGCAGGTGTCGCGCTCGGTGACGATCAGAGCGGGAGTTTGGCTCGTGCCAGTGCGGACCGAGAGTTTGCATGTCGGCTTGCGCACCGGCCGACGCAAATGCGTAGCCAGACCAGCCGAAGCGACGGCGACGCGATGGAAAGTAGCAACGCCCGCTCATACCAGTCTCCCGGCCCGCAGTCCCATCCCGCCGTCGTCCCGCACCAGCCGTCTCGACAACTGTTGGATCTCGCCGCTTACTCCCTGGATAGCTTTCACCAGCGTGTTCGTGTCCCCAGGGCTCGTGGTGCGCACGGCGCGGTCAGTGCGCGACTCGCCACCTGTAAGTGTAAGTCCGCCGCTCGTAAGCCCGGGCGTCGGATCGCCGCCAGTGAAGGGCTTGCGAATGGCGGCGCCTTTCGGCCCAACGTCCTGACGAGAGTGCGGTGCACCGGCGCCGGTTGTGCCTCCGCCAGTTCCACCACCGCCACGCCCTGCGATCCTGAGCCCACGAGTTGCCGTTACATATCCAGAGACCAAGTAGATCGCTCCCGGCCCAAGCGTTGCGGTGCAATCCCACGCCTCGTGCTCGATCATCATCGTGGGGTTATTTGGATCTGGGATCTTGACGGTTGTAAGCACACAAGCGTTGGCGCGAAAGACTTCCCAAGGGATTGCCCCGGTGCGGCTCTTACTGCTGCCACCACCGGCAGCCTTGACACCACCATCAGCAGGCGGAACAGATGGAGTGACACCGGCGGTCGTGCGCGGCTGAGCGATTGGACCAGGCGACAGAAAGCCACCTGGACCGAGCGGAGGCGCGGGCGTAATCGGGCGCCCATCCGGACCGAGGATCGGCGGCGGTACGTAGGGCGGCGCCGGCTTGAGACCTGCGGCCTGCACTACTGCCCGATGTTGCTGGTCGAGAGCGCGGTCCTGGAGATCCAAAACCGCCTCATAGGCGGGCACGAGGCGTGTGGTGATCTCGTCTGCCGCCAGCCGTGCTGCTGTGGCGTGCTCCCGCATGTTCTCAGCAAAGCTCATCTATCCCGAGCCTCCACCGCCACCGCCGAAGTTGGGAAATGTCTGGCTGCCCGGACCAAGGAACGACAGCGGAATCACCCCCCCAACCCACCAGAGGTTCGGAGCACGACTGATCGGAGCACGCTCACGTTGCCGTTCGAGTTGACGTTGCTTTGCACGTACCTCTCGGCAAGCCATAAGCCGCGCGTGGAGAGCGAAGATCAATTCGTCCAGACCGGCATTCGCCGTTTCGATCTGAGCTGCAAGCTCCTCTACGCTAGCAATCAGACTCATGCTGCTCCACCTGCCAAGCAAGTCTCTAGTTCCTTGCACAAACCAATAGCAATCTCGGCTCGTTCATTGAATCCAGACAGCGCCGTATCCGCCTTGCCCCACGCCTCGGCGATTTCCTTACCGCGCTTACCGAGAGCTTCCAACTCTTCGTTGCCGTCCGTTGCGGCCTTTTCCACCTTGCCAATCCCCTCGGCCAGTTTTCCGGCCTCCGTTCCGCCCTTGCCGAGGTCCGTTGCGAGATGCGAGAAAATATCTGGTAATTTGAGCCCTGGCACTTTCCCTAGTTCCGTCAGCAATTTGCCAACTGGTTCCAGTGCCTCGCCTGCCGACTTATTAAGGGCACCAACTCCTTCGCCGGCATCCTTCCCTGTCTTCGCAACCTGCGCCTGAGCATCGGCGAGCCTTGGAAGCTGGCTTGCCGCGGTATCGGCTGCCTTAGCGGTGTCGTCCAAATTATCGGCCACCGTCTTTGCTGCTGTACCAGCCTTGTCGGCCGCAATGGCTGCACTGTCGGCGGCAGCTCCGGTGTCTTGCAGTCCCTTGGCAGCATCCTGGCTTGCCACCGCGATACCGCCGATCTGACCGGCTCCTTCCTTCGCCTTCTCCCCAAGCTCAATGACCTTCCCGCCTGCCTCAAGGAACACGTCCCCGGCGCGTTGACTCGCATCGGCAACGGTGAAGACTCCCTGACCCGCTCTGTCTGCGGCGTCGTGGAACGCCAAGTAGCTGACCGCCGCAGTATCGGCTTGCTCTGCATTCTCCTGCGAGGCCGCCAACTGCTGAGTCATCGCCTCTGAGACGAGGTCTACTCCGAGAACGACATCGCTCAAGGCGCCCTGCACGGCCTCTGAACTACCGCCCAGCGCCTCGGCCGCGAACTGCGCATCATTGAAACCTAGCGACAGCGCTGGTAGGCTACTCGCTATCGTCGTTAGTGCCGATCCCATGTTCGTCACGCCGCCAGCAGCAGTTGTCGCCGACGAGCCAAGGTCCGCTATGGAGCTTTTTGCTCCGGCTGCATTTTCACCGAGGAGAGCGAACGCCTTAGCTGCCGGTTCTGCATTTGACTTGAGAGCTACAAACGCCGAACTTATTGAGTCTGTCAGCCCAACCATCCCTCGAATTCGCTCGATAAAGCCGTCCGCAGTAACGCCAGCCTGTTCAGCATAACGAGCAAATCCGGTAAGGAAGTTCTGTATTGTAGCGCTTGAAAGCTGGCCAGCATCGTTGACAGCCAATATACCTTCTACCAAGCCACGCAAGGAAGCCTGACCATCTGCACCGAGGTTATTGAAAACCGCCCGGAATTCTTCAGACGAAGAGACGGCATCGAGCACACCCTCCCGGAAAGCCTTGGTCGCGTCTCCGGCAGCCTTTCCAACTTGACGTAGACCGGCACCTGCTAGGGCGCCAGCCGTTGCTCCGGTGTTGCCCACGCGCTTGAAGTCACGTTCCAGCTTGGCGATACTTTCGTCCAACTGATCGGCGCGCGCCTGGTCTTCGGCGCTGAGCTGCGGCTGCTCACGAAGTTTGGCAAGCTCGGCACGCTGTTCGGCCAGAGTCTTGGCGATCTCCTCGCCGCCAGTGCCGCGCTGCTCTTCGATTGCGGCGTCGGCCAGTTTTTTGATCCCGCGCAGGAAGGACTCGAACTGCTCCGTGCGCTGGCGCAGAGCAGACGCTTCCTTCTTGGCCAGTGCCTCCGCCGCCGCCTCTTGCTTCTTTTGTTCTTTCTCGTAGGCGGTCGTGAACTCAAAAACGCGCTTGCGGAGTTCTTCGATGGCCTGAGTGCGCTCGGTAAATGCTGCTTGTTCGGCAATCGGCAGTGAACGGATGGCTACAAGCTGTTTGTCGATCGCCTTGACGATCTTGTCGGCAACGGCGCGCTGGATTTCGCCGGTTTCGGGGAGAGCACGGGCCAGGGCGTCAACCGCCTTGAACCCAGCCTCCACTTTACGCTGAGCGTAATTGAGTTGGTTGCCAACGTTGGTAGAGGAGTCGGCAAGGTTGTCGGCAGCACCGGCTGCTGAGTTGAGGGCACCGGCTGCTGGGAAGAGACTCTTTTCTAGATCGTCGAGAGATTTCTTTGCTTTGTTGATCCGCTCTTTGGCAATCTCGAAGAATTCGCTGAAGCCGGCGCCGCCTGGAATAGCCGCCGCAGCCACCGCTTGGAACCCGGCCGCGATGGCACCCAAACTTTCACGAGTTGCTGTTGCACTTGCCAGACCAACCCTAGCAAGTGTAAGGAAGCCACTGACGATTTTACCGATGAATTCGACGGTTGGCTTCTCTTCGCTCAATAGGTTGCTGAAGTCCGTCGCCAGCGCTGCCACGGCTGGCGATAGTTGGTCTCCGGCGGCCGCCTTCGCTTCAAAACTGGCTGTAGAGAATCGACCCATTGCCGCCGTCGCAGACTTCGATGCTTCAGGCACCTGTTTGCCTACCTGCTCGCGCCACACCTCGCCGAACTTCTTAGCAAAATCTCCAGAATCGAGCAGACTATCGGTAACGGCATCACGGAATCTGCCTTGCTCAATATTCATCCGCTTGCCGGCCTCGATAGCGATGCCATACGACTGCGGCAACGTATCACGTAGCTGCTGAGTCAACTCCTCCAAACGCACTGTTGGACCGCCAAGGATTTGTGTAAAGGCGCGCAGGACGAGAGCGAAGTCGTCTGTGGAAAGGCGACCAACCGTGGCACCTTCTGCAAGCGAAGTGAATAGTTTACGTGTACCTTCGCCTGCCAGGCTTGTTCTCTCAGACGCAGTAGCAACCTTGATATAGCTTGCTGCCATCTCGGATAGGTCAAGACCGAGACGCAACGATTCGCTGCGAACAAAGGCGAACTCATCGGCCGCGCGCTTGCTCGATCCAAACACCGCCTCAAATTGGCGGTGGATGGCCTTCAGCTTTTCGGATGCAGTAAACGACTCTCCTCCCAACTTGCGAAGTTCGCTTACCGCCGCATAAACTATAAAGCTCTTGACGGCGGTTGTTGCCCGCTGAATCGACTCGGTGATGAGGTTGATTTGAGGGCGAGAGCCACGAATCGAGTCGCGCACCTGGTCTTGGGCGCCGCGGAAGTTCTTGGCCGCGGTTGTGGCCTGTCGGTACTCGTTCTCCAGTCGATCGACCTGAGCAACCGCTGCCGCCGGGATCGGAGAACCTGCCGCCGCCGCGTCACGAATTTCTTTGGCAAGTTGGTCGAGTGCTACCTTGGATCGCGTAGCTGCCGATTCGAGCGCCTTGCCAAACGTTGAGGAGCCGGATGTTGTGCGCGTGACGAAATCGTAGACTGCACTCTGGGCCTGGTTTACGGATGTGCGAAATGGACCAAGAGGATCGGCCGGACCGAACTCCTTGAAAGCGGGGCCGAGCTGCGCAACACGAGAGATGAGCGATTGAACCTGTGCCGTGGCCTCATTGATGCCATTGACGCGGAGGATTTTTGGTGCTGCGGTTTGGGTTGCAAGTTGGCGAAGTCGATTGAGAATAGAATCGACCTCAACCTTAGCTCTTGCCACATCTACGACAAGTGGATGCGCCTTGCCGAGTTTGTTGAGAGAATTTTCAGCACCCGAGACAAGCTGGTCCAAGGCGCGCTGAAGCGCCTCGAACCTCGCTACGCCTTCGAGAATGACCTGGTTGTCAGCCATAGACCGTCATCGTCACCATCAAATTGAACATTTGTTTGCCCCGCGCGGCCCGGGCGAAAGGTGGGAGGCGGCGGATGAGAGAGGCGCGCCGGACTGAGAACGTCGCCGGCCGCCCGTAACCTGAATGCCGCCTACTCGCCAGGCGGGACACCGCCCGCGCAGGGGGGGAAGGTGCTACTACTTCAAACGAACTGTCAGCCTGACTAACCGTCTCTAAACATCAGACCAAACCCATTGCCACCTGTTTAGGCCGCGGCCACAAGGTCCGCTACTTCATTTACGAACTCCGCCGTGATGGCGTTCGGATACGTCGCGTCGGTACTCGGATGCACCGTCGCCGTGATCGCCTCGTTCATCGTCGAGGCGTCGGTTGCCGTTGCTGTCGGCCCGCTCGGATCGCACAGCGGCGCGATGATCTCGGCGCTTTGATAGAGGTTGCCAGACGTGCCGATGCCAACTCCCGTAGACAGATGAACGCGAAGGTCGAACGTCTCTCCGAGTTCAAGTTTGCGCCGGATCTTCGTGTCCAAGTATTCACGATTGAGGCTGATCGCGTAGTCCCGGAGTCCGCGCTGACGAACGCGCCTGGAACGACGGCCGCCGAACCCGAACCGCGCCTCGGTGGGTTTGGAGAAGGTGATCGTTCCATCGTTCATCTCGAAGTCGGCGCCGTCGAAAGAGATTGTACTGAAGACTTCATTGACAACCAGTGCATCTGGGAAGCTCGGCACCCACACGTCGCGGACACGATCGAACCGGAGGATATCGCCAACGGCGAACGTGCCGGCCACCGGCCAGTAGATTTGGACGCGATCCCCTGGGTTGCCTTGGATGATATCGGCCTCGTCGGCGAAGTTCGTCCACTCGCCACGAGTCGCAATGGTTGTCCCAACGGACATCGCGTCGCCATCGCCGACCTTCCGCTTGAAGGTGATTAGAGTGGCCGTGACGGCGGTGATCTCCACATGGAAGTTCTGCGTTGCGTCCGTGCCGAATTGGGCCGCGTGCATGCCACGAAGTGCCGGGAACGCGGTGCCGGCACCGGCCGTGCGAACGGGATCATCGAAGTAGTCGCCGCGACCACCGACGAACGTTACGACCATTCCCACGAGCGCGCGCTCGGCGAACGTCAATTGAATCTGGCTGCACATGGCCGCAAGCAGCCGCTGCGCAATGCTGTCGTCACGCCAGCCGTACAGCGTACCTTGTGCCGGAAAGTCGCGGGCCGTTTTGACGAAGATCCGGTGTCGGTTGGCCCCGACCTCTGGCGTGTCAACCGCAGTGGTACGACCGCCAAGAAGTAGTGCCCACCACAGCCAGTCCTGCGCAACGTTCACCGCGTCGAGAGTGAGCGTACCGGCTGCTGGAACCTTGCCGACTAGGCCGCGTGACCGCTCCTCGGCTCGGGTGATGTTGGTGCGCTGGATCGTTTCGGGCGTGTTGGTAAACGTCTCGCCGGCGAAGTTCTCGATGTCGTGGAAGGGACCGGCAACGCGAGGGACACCGGCGATGTCCTCGAAGGCGAAACGGCACAGGGCTTGCGATGGGTCGAACGACATCGTTTATCTCCTGTCGGCAATCAACGCGCCATCAACATGTCGCGGTCGCGGTTGCAGTCAACGTGACTCGGCCTACTTTTCCAGTTTTACGGTTCGCCGTCCTCCGATTCGTCCTCGTCCTGCTCCACTTCGCCACTGAGAACAGCCGGGACGATCTCGTAACCCTGTCGTTCGAGGTCGATCTTGCTCCGCTCACCTCTGGGCGTTGAAAAGTCGTACTCGATCTCAGCCGACTCGCCGCGAGCCAGGCGTACGGAGACATCGTCGAGCACGACGGTCAGGAACTCGGTCGGGCCGTGGGACTCGGGACGGGCGATCGTATAAAGCATAGTTTTTCCTCTTTCTAGTTACTAGACAGTATTTACGCCGCCGATCTCAGCTTCCTATCGACTGCAACCACGTCGTATGGGAAGATGACGCGCTGGCCAGCGGCAAGGAAGGTTGGCGACCCATCCACGCCTTCTGGCGCCACGATGACCGTTTCCCAGCGCGGGGGCTTCGTTGTTCCGGTCAAAGCCAGCCGTGCTTCGCTGTCGATCTCCCGCTCGATCAATGTTCGCCAATACGCCAACAGCGAATCGAACGACGGCTGGCTGCCCTCCAGATTTTCGGTAAAGAACTCGGCACACGCGAGGACGGAAACCGCATGTTCACCTTTGATGAGCTTGGAGAAGCCGAGTCGTTCGTCGGTTTGCACAGCCGACACGATGACCTGGGTTCCAGCACCAACCAGCGTGGCGATGTTGACGTGACGACGGACGATATTGCGCGCGCCGCCAAAGATCGCCAGAGTTACACCGTCACCGGCAAGTGCGCGATGGACCGCGATGGCGATTTGATCGCCGATCGACAGCGGAAGACTGCCCCAAGGTGACGGCATCGGGTTACGCCACCTTTCCCTTAAGGATGTAGCCGGTCGCCGCATCTCTGATCGCGCGTTCCAACTCCGGGTTGCGGGTCATGTGAGGACGACGAGGTAGGCGGAGTCCACGGCGCAACGTCGATTCCTTGAGCCAGACGCCGAAGTCCAGCCCAAGCCGCCAGAACATGGCCCACCGGCGAGTCC